TTTCGGTTTGATTGTGAATCAGCTAGTGAATTGCAACGAGAATTGCTTGGCACTAAGGCTGACATCGAAGATAGCCTTCAACAAACATTTCCTACTATTGTAGAGGAACGCTGGTCAGAAAAGACTGGTAAACGATTGAAGGATAAAGTTACGGTGTTTAACCCTGCTTCAACCAAACAGATTGCTGAACGGTTTAAAGTAAAGTATAGTTGGAAAGCCCCTGTCAGTGAGAAGGGGAATCCAAACTGTGACACTAAAGTATTAAAGTCATTGAAGTTCCCAGAAGCCCGCTCTATCCTTGAGTACCGTGATGCCCAGAAGTTGCTGGGTATGGTGGACGATTGGATGTTGCGGGCCTGTGTGTCTGGTGCTGGTACGATTCATGGTCAGTTCAACCACCAAGGTGCTGCGACTGGCCGTGCTACGCACTCGCAACCAAACATTGCACAAGTTGATAAGAACCCCAAGTCACGCAGGCTTTGGAAGCCTCACGATGGTCATGTCCAAGTTGGCTCTGACCTGAGTGGCCTTGAGCTACGTATGTTGGCTCATCAGATGGCCGAGTTTGACGGTGGTGCTTACGCTAAGGAAATTCTTGAAGGCGATATTCATACTACTAACATGAATGCCGCAGGCTTGAGCGATAGGGACCAAGCAAAAACATTTATTTACGGCTTCCTATATGGTGCCGGATCAGAAAAGATTGGTCAGATTGTTGGTGGCAATGCGCGTGACGGTCAACAACTTAAAGATAAATTCCTAAGGCGATTGCCTGCACTTAAGAAAGTTATTCAGAATGTCCAATTCCAATCGGCTAAGTATGGCAGTGTTGTTCTCTTGGATGGTCGCCGTGTTCCTGTACGGAGTGATCACGCAGCTCTTAACACTTTATTACAGGGAAATGGTGCAGTTGTTTCTAAACTCTGGATCGTACTGGCCCACCGGTCCCTTTCCCCCAAGGGGGTAAAGATGATGGGGTGGATTCATGACGAGATCCAAACGTCCTGTCCTCCAGACATTGCTGAAGAGACTGGTAAAGAACTGGTTCGCTGCGCCCAAGAAGCAGGAAGAAAACTTGGCATTAGAATGCCGGTGGACGCAGAGTATGTGATTGGAGAATCATGGGCAGATACCCATTAGTTGTATATTTGTATAGTAATTTAGATCACCCAAACAAGTGGCAAAATATTATACACCGGCTTTTAATTAGCCCTGCAAAATGGACTCATATAGGTATTTCTGTGGGCCAAGCGCATTTCTTTTTTACGCATACTCAGGGATCGGTAGTTACTACTAATAAAGCAGTATTCAAATTAATGAAGCCTCATACGTTATTGTTTCTTCCTAGCGTTGAAATAACACTAGAAAAATTAAAAGAAATTATGCCTAAATATCCTTCTTATTCTAGATGGGATATGTTTTATTACGGATTGGCTAGATTTATTCCGATTAAATATGTAGGATGGACACGACCTAAAGCATGTGGAGACGGTGCGTGTGAAGTGTTAAATAGATTAGGTATCCCAGTTCCGGCATTTGATGGCTATAACATAGAAAACATTAGGAGATGGTTACATGAAAATAATTTCGTTCTCTGGGAGAGCAGGTATCGGCAAAACAACAATAGTAAGGGAACTGATGGGTCATCTGTATGAAGATGGTTTCTTTCCGGTCTACCTTCCCTTTGCTGCCGCTCTTAAAGAAGAAGCAGATAAAGCTGGTTACGGCAAAGAAGAAGATCCAGTAGGATACAGAAAGTATTGCCAAAACTGGGGCGCAAAGATGCGCGAACAAAATCAAGACTATTGGATTGATAAGTGGGTGGAGCAATATGAAAAACATTTGTTTAAGGAAACGTCTGGAGAACGAGAGTCAGAAACAGTTATTCTCGTTGACGATTGTAGATATGTTAATGAAACAGAAGCAATTAAACTTAGAGGAGGCAAAACGGTTTTTGTTGCAGGAGGAAAACGAACTCTTGCAAATGAAAATGTCCCTTGGAGAAAACATGAATCCGAAGCTCTTGCAAACCTTATTGAAAAAACTCTTAAGCACCGTCCAGAAGCTTTAACTCCTTTTTGTCATTTGTTTTGGAATAATAAAAGCCTAGAAGACCTAGAAGAAAATTTATTTGTTGCTTATGAAGACTGGCTTGAAGACGAACCATGTGATTGCGAGTTGTGTCTTGCTCGTAGAGAAGGAAGAGAACCTGATATGGGTACAGTTTTTGAAGAGATAAAAGAAATCTTGTTGTCAGAAAATATTGATCCTTCGGAGATTTTTGATGCAGATGCCAACAACAGCGATCCTTGATGGAGATATCATTGCGTATAAATTAGCGTGTAAAGTAGATGTGTACGGCGATGAGTATCTTCTCCAGAATATTAGAGAGTATGTAGCCAGTTGGACTCCTTATGAATGTGAGGACGTTGTACTAGCGTTTAGCTGTAGCCGAGAAGATAACTACCGTAGGAAGTATTGGCCTGATTATAAAGCCCACCGAAGTAGTGTCTCTAAGCCCGACTCAATGATTGATGTCATTAACTCAATAAAGGCGTTGTATAAAATTGCTTATACTCCTCACCTAGAGGCAGACGATCTAATGGGCATGGAAGCATCTGGCGAACGAGCTATTGCTGTAACCATTGACAAAGACCTAAGGTGTACTCCGGGCTGGCACTGGAACCCTGACAAGGAATGGGAGCCTCGCTACCTTACAGTAGAGCAGGCTGATCGTTTCTTTTACAAGCAATGGCTTATGGGGGACAGTACAGATAAGATACCGGGCATTCCTAAGGTAGGCCCAGTTAAAGCAGATAGAATACTAGAACAAAATAGCCCCGCTAATTGGGAAGCTATTGTTATGGTAGAGTATGAAAAAAGGGGCTTGACAGAGGAATATGCTCTAAGTCAGGCAACTTCAGTTAGAATTTTAAGAGATAAAGAAGAACCATGTTTATGGCAAACAAGCTGGATGGGTTAAAAAACCCAGATATTAGCTACGAAGGGATACGAACAATGAATTTTTTTGGTGATTTCATCCATCAGTCTCGCTACGCAAAGTGGCGTAATGACCTCTCAAGACGAGAAACTTGGACCGAAACAGTTGATCGATACTGGAATTGGATGTGTGGTAAATTCCCCATCCTTAAAACTAGAGAGGACATTAGAGAGGCAATTCTAAAAAAGAATATTATGCCTAGTATGAGAGCAATGATGACCGCTGGTCCCGCTGCTGATAGGGATAATACCTGTACTTATAACTGTTCTTATATTGCACTAGATAGCCCTAAGGCAATGCAAGAACTTTGTTATATTCTGATGAATGGCACCGGAGTAGGATTTTCTGTTGAAGAAAGTGTAATCGAGCAGTGGCCTATAGTCCCTGAGTCTATTGAAAGAATTGATGAAGTTATCGAAGTAGAGGACTCCAAAGAAGGATGGTCTATTGCTGTATATGAACTTATGATGCACCTGTACGAGGGGTGCCACCCTACGTGGGATGTCTCTAAGGTGCGGCCATCTGGGGCTAGGCTCAAGACATTTGGAGGACGAGCTTCTGGACCCGGACCTCTTGAAGATGTGTTTAGATTTATTACTAACATGTTCTATAACAAAAGAGGCAAGAAGCTTAAGCCTGTAGATGTTCACGACATTGCTTGCTCTATTGGTAATGCTATTGTTGTTGGAGGAGTGCGTAGGTCTGCTATGATCTCACTGTCGGATTTGACCGATTACGACATGGCTAAGTGTAAGTCAGGTAACTGGTGGGAGCAGGAGAGCCAGCGTTCTCTTGCTAACAACTCTGCTATTTATAATTCTAAGCCTTCAATGTCTGAGTTTCTTCAGGAGTGGGCACACCTGTACGAGTCACGTTCGGGTGAGCGTGGTATCTTTAATCGATACGGAACTCAAAAGTGTATGGAAAACACTCAAAGAGATAACAATTACAAGTTTGGTACTAACCCGTGCGGGGAGATTACTCTCCGAAGCAAGCAGTTCTGTAACCTTACAGAAGTAGTTATTAGATCAGAAGATTGTAGCATTGATATTGAAGAAAAGATTGAACAGGCTACTATCCTTGGCACACTCCAGTCATCCCTTACGCATTTCCCTTTCTTGTCCGAAGAATGGAAAAAGAATAGCGAAGAAGAAAGATTGCTTGGAGTTTCACTAACTGGTATTTGGGACAACCCAATTACTTATGGAAAGATTTCTATGGGACAGCTTAGGGGGCGACTTAAAAGATGGAGAGAGTTGACCCACGAGATTAACGCTGACTGGGCGCACCGGATCGGTATTAATCCAAGTGCTGCAATTACAACGGTCAAACCCTCAGGAACCGTGTCCTGCCTTGTGGACTCTGCTTCAGGGATTCATCCGCGTTACGCGCAGCAGTACATTAGAAGAGTTAGAATGGATATCAAAGACCCCCTAAGCACCCTCATGCTTGACCAAGGTGTCCCGCACGAACGCTGCATGAACAACCCGGACTCCACTATCATCTTCGAGTTCCCGCTTGCTGCTCCGGCCAATGCCATGACTCGCAACGAAGTCTCAGCTATGAGACACCTTGAGTTGTGGATGACGTACAAAAAGTATTGGACTGATCACAACCCATCAGTCACAATCGAATATACAGATGATGAATACATGGAGATTGGTGATTGGGTTTATCGTAACTTCGATGACATCCAAGGAATTTCTTTCCTACCAAAAACAGAACATGTTTACAAGCAAGCTCCTTTTGAGCCAATTGATAATGTTGCCTATCTAGTAAGATGCGATAAAATGCCCATGATTAAATGGTCAAAGCTTTCTGAATACGAGCTTGAAGATACTACCAAAGCAAGTCAAACACTTGCCTGTACAGGCGGTGCTTGCGAACTTGTAGACTTAACCGATTAGGAGAACGAATGCATAATATTGAACAAGTAATTAGAAGACTCAGATTAAGCGGGAGTGGCATCTCAGCTACACCCGGCGAAATTAGAATGCTTTTTATTTATTTACTTAAAAAAGTAGAGGACTTAGAAAATGAAATTTCCTTATATAGATCCGAAACTTGTGGAACAACTGGAGAAGTTGTTTCCCCCACTGGACCTAAACTTAGAGGACGCGGAAGACCCAAAACTGAATCTAAAGGTAGCTCATCGAGCGGGAGCTAGGGAATTAATTTTAAAACTTAAAGGAATTTCTGAACAGCAGAACAGGAGGCAGTAAATGTTGACATTTACAGGAGGTTATTTAGACGATTTGGGCGATCCTGAGCAAGTAGAAAGTATGCAAGCTCAAGGAGTTGCAGACTACCAATTTGAAAACGTCTTAGAACGATACGCAAGTCAAGCATGGGCTGGCGGTGAAGGCGAAGGACTACCAGATTGGCTAGGAAGTTCTAATAATAACGCAACTAATGCCTTTGCTGCTGTCAATGCTGCTTTTGGTAATTGGACAGGTAGAATGACCGGGGCTACGGAAAACATTAACACACAGTTTTACAATCAATTAGGCGGTCTTAAAATTGATGACGGTGGTTATTTAGAAGCTTCTTCGGCAGCTTTAGAAAAAATGACTCAAAATGTTGATGAAGCTACTCGCTTGCTTGGACAAAAACAAAATACAATTAGAACTATTGGTGATTTGCATAAAGTCTATAAAAAAGATAAGCAAAAAAGAGAACGAGCTATTAAAGCCCTTGAAATGGAAACGCCTGAAACAGGGCAAACAATCTCTTATCGAGATCCTCTTACAGGAAAACGAGTAACTCATAATGTTGGAGGAGAATTCTCGGCTGAAAATAGAATGGGTGTTCGGAATACAGATGCTTATGGTCAAGCTAGAGAATGGATTGCAAATAGAATTAACCAACAGCAAGAAGCATACCACGATATGGTTTTAACAGAAGACTGGATTCGTGATAATCAAATGAGTGATTGGCAAAGTCGAGAATGGGGTGGACAAACCCAATATCTTTTAAATACAAACCCCACTACTGATCAAGAAACATGGGGCACTTACGAGGAGATGTTAAACCTACAGACAAGCCGAAATTCAAATACCGACCAATGGTCCCATATTGCTCTTAACGAATTTTTTGGTGGTAATGACATTACCTTAAAATTCTTTAGAAACCAAAACGACGAAATGGATGTTTCAAGCCAAGCGTGGTCAACTACTCAAAATTTATATGATGCTTTTGCTTCAATTGCTAGCTCTACTTACGGTAATTTATATGACGCTGGGTTTAATACAGTCGGGCAATCTATGTTAGCTTCAGAGTTAACAGGTAAAAGTGTTCAAGACGCAGAAGAAACTATGACAGCCCAATCTTTTAAAGCGCAAGATCAACAAAAAGCTTTGCGTAAATCGCTTAAACAAGCTAATGAATTATTCCAAAAAACAAAAGGTAAACTCCGTAAAAACGACAAACAACCTAAAGCTAGGTTCGGAGGATTTAGAAAGGATACCCCAGCATGATGATTCCACCCGGAAAACTCAACGGGTCTTTACCCGGACCTTATTATTTCGGCGGCGGTAGTTATACAGCCCCACAAATTGATATGGATGCCCAGCTTCGTAACGCTCAGGCTTCAGCAGGATTTGCTAGAGAACAGTCAGAACTTGCTCACGCCCAAGCTTTAGAAATGGAAGCTACTCGTAACGCTTACGCTAGTGCTATTTCTGAACGAGAGCAGCAAAACGAAGCCCAGTTGGCAGCACAGCAGCAGTCTATGGAAGATATGCTTAGTGATGTTCAAGCTGGAGTAGAAGAAGAGGAAGAAGAAGGCATTACTAGTGTTAACTTCTTTACATCATTAATGAATGCCATGCAGGGCGGTACAGGCACCGCTATGCCCGGTATGGGTGGGCCTATGTCTGGTGACGATGGTTCCGGTCCAACTATGACCGCTGACACAGGTGCCCAGCCTTATAGCGGCGCGAGGCCCGTTTAATGAGTATTCCTCCCGAAGGAAGTATTTACGAGCGTTTTAGATTATTAGATACAAATAGAACAAGTAAATTAGACAGAGCGCGTGATTGCTCTATGCTTACTATTCCGTCTGTATTACCTCCAGAAGAATGGACAGAGCAAGATGCTTTAGTCCAACCCAGTTCTTCAATGCCTGCAAGAGGGGTGACTAATCTTGCCTCCCGTATGCTTTCAGCTTTAATTCCTTTAAATGATTTACCGTTCTTCCAGTTTGAAGTTAAAACTGGCGAAGAGCTTGACCCTAAAGTTGGTGCTTTTTTAGATGTTATTGCTAATCAAGTTTACACTAAAATTATTGGCGGCAACTTTAGAGAAACTGTTTTTACAGCTTTGCAGCATCTCATTATTACAGGTGATGTTATGGTTGTAATGGAAGATGATTTTGATTTTAGAATTATTCGACAAGATCACTACGTAATCCGTCGAGATATTGTTGGAAATCCTGTTGAAATTATTCATTTAGAATTTGTTGCCGATGATTCTAACGAACCGGCTTTAGATCAATACGATAGTTCTAATGTCTATGGACGCAAAGGCTATAAAACCCAGTTTGTTAGATTAACCTATAACGAAACAGATAATAATTGGAACGTCAGAAGAGAAGACACTAACGGTACTGTACTTGATGATGGTACTTATACCGTATTACCTTATTCATGTTTAAGATGGACTGCTATCCCCGGAGAAAATTACGGTCGATCTCATTGTGAAGAGATTTACGGTGACATTCAAACTTTAGAATCTTATACTCAGGCTATGCTTGAGGGTATGGCAGCTTCTAGTGCATTCTGGATTGGAGTTAATCCAGCAGGTGTAACTAATATTGAAGATGTCGCAGGTCGAGATAACGGTTCGTATATTTCAGCTAGACGAGAAGATATTTTTACTATTTCACCTTCTGATACCCTTAATCCTCAAATTCAATCTGTATCAGCGGCTGTTGAAACTATGCGTAGAGAAGTGTCTACGTCATTTTTAATGTCAGCAGGAGCTATTCCTTCTGGTGATCGTGTTACCGCTACGGCTGTTCGTATGATTGGCTCTGAATTAGAGACAGTTCTCGGAGGAGCTTTCTCTTCTATTGCTAGAGACATGATGCAGCCTATTGTTGAAAGAGCAGTATTTTTAATGATTGATCAACGATTAATTGATCCTAGATTAGCACAGCAATTCTCAGATGAAGGCGTGCTTTCTGTTGAAATTATTACAGGTCTTCAGGCTCTTTCTAGAGATTCTGATTTAACTAAACTTATTCAAATGGGTGAAATGGTGCGTAACCTTCCGCCCGAATCGTTGGCAACCTTTAAATGGGATGCTTATACAACAGCACTTATTACTGCTCTTGGTCTTGATCCAGCTAACTGGGTGAAGTCTGAACAGGAAGTGCAGCAAGAACAGCAGGCTGCTATGGCACAGCAAATGGCTATGCAGTCAGAACAGCAAGCTGCCCAGATGGGTATGCAAGCTGCTACAGGTCTTGCAGAACAGGCTATTGGTGGCATGATGTCGCCGGGAACCGCATAACATGGAGAACGAATTAATATGTCCGAAGAAATTACCACTCAACCCGTAGATAACTCTACGCCTACTACTGAAACCCCCGCTCCGGCGGAGGTAACGTTACAGCCCGGTACTCCCGAATACGATGCAGCTATGGCTGCTCGGGGTACGGCGGAGCAAGCTGTTCAAACGACGGCTGTTCCCGAAAAGTTCCAACGAGAAGATGGAACGGTAGATATGGAAGCTCTTGCTAAAAGCTATGCAGAACTTGAAAAACAGTTCCATGCTCCCAAAGAAGAAGCTCCTCCTATTCCTACCGAAGAAGCTCCTAAGGAGTTTCGTATTCCATCTCCTCAGGACGAAGTAGAAAGCGAAGAGCCTGCGGTTAAAAGTGAGCTAACTCAAGAAGATTACAATAATTGGGGTAATGAGTTAGCATCTAAAGGTGAGTTTTCAGAAGCTACTATTGCTGAGATTAAGAGTAAAACCAATTTTACAGATCAAATGATTAACGATTGGACTCTCGGTCAGAAAGCAAAACAGAAAGAAGCTTTTGTTCAAGCCTCCCAATTAGTAGGGGGAGAAGAAAGACTAGGTGCCATGTTTAATTGGGCAGCAAATAACCTTCCAAGAGATCAACAGGAAATTGTTAATCAAAGGCTTGCTGGTCCCGATTACGAGGTCACTTTATACGGTCTTGCTTCTATGTACGATAAAGCGATGGCTGCTGCACCTAAGGCGCAGGAGCCGGTTCCTCCGCAGAATCGTGCCCCCAACCCGGCTGGGCGTTCCACCGTGGAAGGTTTTACTTCCTACGGTGAGTTCACTCAGGCAAGATCAGATCCCCGATACATGCAAGATGCTAATTATCGGAATGCTGTAGAGGAACGTATGGTGAAGACTGATTGGCAGAGTCTTCCACGTTGAGAAAGCGGTTTAACTAAACAGAGATGTTTATAATAACCGTGGGATTAACAAGCTAATGTTGAACCCGAAAGGATAATTCAACCATTGACTATTGCTGTAATTAAATTTTTTTATTATTAAACAATTACTCAATTCTCAAGGAGAATTATTATGTCTTATATTGCAAATACTCCCGCTTTTGGCGGTACTGGATCACCTAATGTGACTCCGGCTAATAACACCCTTACTTCGCAGCCCTTCCGTACCCAGATGGCTGCTGCTACTTCCGGCGGTGCAGCCGGTGCTAACAAACTTTGGCTTCCTATTTGGTCTGGCGAAGTGATGTATGCTTACGATCAGTACCGCATGTTTGAACCCCTTGTCGAATCTCGTACTATTAGTTCGGGTCGGTCGATGGAGTTCCCAATCATGGGTGCTGCTGCTCTTAAACCTGCATGGTTTGCTGGTGAAGAGTTAATTGGTAACAGCAACGATCACGCAAGCACGACCTTTGCGATTAGCCTTGACGCTCGTCCCATTGCATCGTACTTTGAAGTTGATAACATCGACCTCATGATTACGCAGTGGCAGTATCGTCAGGAACTGGCCCGTCAGGTTGGTCAGACTCTGGCTAACGCCCGTGACCTTCAGATCGCAGCTTACCTTGTTCGTGCAGGTGCTGAGTCTCTGATTGGTACTGACCCCCGTCTTGAAGACGGTAATGACTGGACCAAGAGTCTTAAAGGGTCGCCCCGTTACTACGGTAAATTTAGTACTAAGTTTGAGTACCTTGATTCTGATACCGCTAGCGAAGCTAATCGTGCCGATGGTGCGCTTGCTCTGCTTGCTGCTATCGAAGACTTTATGGTCCACCTTCAGGAAATCAACGCTGACACCAGCATGGTTTTCTGCGCTGTGACCCCGCAGACCTTCCACGACATCCGTGCCCTCGGCGTTGCCCGAGACACTGGTGACCTTGGTGGTGGTGCTGGCCGTCCGTTCTTCGGTGGTGTTGCTGACGCTGGTGGTCTTGGTACTGGTCTTAGTAACGCTATGGCTGGACTCTCGGACTCTCTTGAGTACATGAGTTGCCGTATCGTTAAGACTAACCATCTTCCTAACTGGGATGCTAGGGACACTACGCCTTCTGACGGAGGGTCGCCCGCTGCTCCTACTTATCCTTACCAGAAGCAGGTTATCGGTGAAGGTCGTTATAACCTTGACTTTGCTATGGGTCAGGGTGTGGTTGCTCGCAATGATTCCACCGATGGCGTGATTGGTATTAAGGCTATTATCTGGCAGAACAAGTCCGTGGCTGCTCTGTCGCTTCAGGGTATGAAGGTTGATTCGGTGGAAGATGTCCGTCGTAACACCAACTTTACTGTTGCTTCGATGATGGCTGGCACCGGCGTTCTGCGTCCTGAGTGTGCTTCCATTGTCTTCGGCGGTGGTAAGACCGATGGTACGGCAACGCTTAGTGACACTGAAATTCGTACCGCTCTGGGTATGACTGCGGAGTACGTTGTTACTCCGGGCTAATTAAAATAGGATCTTTTGGAGGATATTTTTATGTCTTACAAACTCTTTTGAAAGAGGTGATCCTATCTCGGCAGCAGGAGTTGTCGTTACCTGCAAAACTATCGCCGTGGCCCCCGAAGGGGGGCTGCGGTGTTTTTTCTTTGAGAGGAGATTATTATGGGTTATATGACCAGACTTGATGCTGTAAATCAAATGTTGATTTCAGCCGGAGAAGGAATTGTTAGTGACTTAGAAAACAAAAGTGGTGTTGATACCTCTGTTTGTGAATTTATGTTAGAACAAAAAATTGTTGATTATCAGATGCGTGGGTTAGCTAATAACCAACAGCAGCAGACTTATGAAACATCAGATAAAGATAAAACAATTGAACTTCCTAATAATGTTTTAAGTGGCTGGCTTATTTCAACCCATACAAACTCAAAAGGCGATCAGATTCGCGGTACTGTAAGAGGAGCTAACCCGCCATATCTTTATAACTTGACTGATAATACAAAAGAATGGGAAAATAACGTAGAGTACAAAGTTTATTTAGTACTTAAATTTGACTGGGAAGACATGGATACAAATGTTCAAAAAGCTATTGTTATGCAAGCAGCTAGAGAATATCAAATGTTATCTCAGGGTGACGGAGATGTAGATAGTTATTTAGCTCAATTATCGATGTATTACGACAGTCAGGCAAAAGGTTCTGACAACTCTCAAAAACGATATAATATTTTTTCGGGTCCAGAATCGTCTGTTACAGGAGCCGTTAACAGAAATAGAACTTGGAACTATAACCGATATAGATACCCCACTACTTAAGGAGTTATTAAATGCCGCCATATGATAGACGAGCAAGACAACGCGGGTTTAACACTAGACTTCCTATTTATACTTTTAGCGGAGGAGTAGGAAGACAAGCCCCGTCTAAAAGAATGCCTAGTGAAGCACAAGTATTAGACAACGCTACTCCTACGTTAGAACGATCAATTGAAAAAAGATCTGGGTCCGAACAATTATCTTGTTATACAGATATTGCATCTGATACGTTTACTAGATGGGGCGGTTTAACTTTACCTAACGGAAGTGGGGGAATTGGTACAATAGAACCTTTAACTGCTTCTGGGGCAGCAGGAAGTAGTGTACTTAATTTTAGTTCTTCGGGTGAAATTGAAAGTACTTTAAGATTAACCTCTACCGATGGAACTAGCGTTGATTATTTAATGGATAAATTTTCTAACTCAGGTTATTTAACCGAGAGTGTAGCATCTATGGAATTTGTAGCTACTCCTAAACCGGGTAGTACTATTACTCTGACTTCGTATGACGGTACGGCTAAAACTTATATTGCTAAAGCTAACGGTACTGTTACTAACGGAACCTTAGACGGCGACGGAAATGTCCAGTTTAATAACGGGTTAGAAAAAAGCCCATCTAAGTCTTTACATAACGCTGCAAAAAACTTACAAGAAGCTATTTATTCAGCGCAAGGACATAACAATAACGCAAGCGGTTCTTTAACTTTTACATCTACGGCTCAAGTAGATGAAACAATTACGTTAACGTCTACTGACGGTACTGAAATTACTTACATTGGCAAAAGCTCTGGTACTGACGGCGATTTGTCAGGATCAAACGTTATTTTTAATGTTGGATCAGATGGAATGAATTCTGCTGCTCATTTATCTGCTGCTATTAATTCTGGAAACGGTCATAACGCTGTTAACGCTGTAGCTACTGCTACGTGGACTTTTAGTGCTGGCCCCGCTGTTGGAAATACTATTCAATTATTAGGTACGACTAATTTAGGAACAACTGTTTCTAAAACGTTTAAAGCAGCCAACTCTGGCTCTAACGGAGATCTTGATGGATCAGACGTTACATTTTTATCTGTAACTAACGCAACTATTACTGCTGAGAACCTTGCACAAGCCATTAATAATAAAAATGGGTTTGGTTCTTCAGGTTGGATGGTTGCTACAGCTAATGCTTCAGCCGCAATAGCAACGGCTGTGTTTCGTTTTAGTGCGACTGCTACTGAAAATGCTTCGGTTAGTATTACAGATTTTAAAGGCGTTACAAAAAATTATAAAGCAGTAAGCACTGCTTCTGGGACCGCTACAGATTTTGTGCGTGGTAGTGATCGAGTTGCTTCAGCCCAAGCTTTTGCAGATTGCATTAATGCAAATCAAAGTGCAACTTTAGTAGCATACGCTAACTGGCAAGGAGCTGTAGTAGTAAAAGCACTTGCTGGAGGTACTGCTGGTAATACTACCATTACTCCTAGTTTATCTCCCAGTTGGACAGCCGCGTGTGTAACTCCTGCTGCATTTACTGGAGGTGTTAACGGTGGTGATGTCACAGTTACTCAAGGTTTTGGAGGAACATATGGTAATACTACTATTACTGATTCCGCAGGTTTTGCTAGTGCTTGTTCTGTTGCGCCACCAGCGACGTTTACTGGAGGCACTAACACAGGCGTTAACGGAACTAAATTTACTACTAGTTTAGCGGGATCAAAAATTACTATTGCTCAGGTCGAAGAAGGATTTGGAGCAACTTCTAGAATAGTATTGTCATCTAAGTTTACTGATTCAGTTGTAGGAGCAGCTAATAGACCACCCGCTAGATTGGGTAAACTGCATGTTCCTATTACAGGTAAAACTTCTCGAATAAGATTTGAACAATGCGAAGGCGGGGACACGGGTAATAAAACAATTACGTCAAGCAGGTATTTTCCTCTTTCTGTAAAAGTAATGCCCACTGTATTTTCTAGGTCTTCTTTTACTTACTGTAATACAGGAACAAATGGAACAGATGCGGCAGAACATTTAAAAACTGCTGTAACTAGTGACTACGGCCATAACGGAAAAATTACTGGAGCAGTGTCAACAAGTCAGATTACTTTAACGCAAAACGTTGCAGGTAGTTCTGGTAATACTGCTGTTAAATACAATAAGAATTTTTCTAGTGTCTTATCAGCAAAACCCACATCTTTTTCTGGCGGAGAAGAATACAATTCTATTTTAAATAGCGAACAAATTATTCTAACTGATGCGTCAGGTAAAAGTACTGTACTTAGTTTTGATTCTGGTATTAATAAACGAGATTCTGAATCCAATATAATTGGCACTAAAGACGTAACAACTACAGCTTTGGCTGCTGAATCTATTGCTAACGCAATTAATCTTACTGATATAGGTATTACAGCTACTTATGAAGACTCTATTGTTACATTAACTATGGATAAATCTGGCGGTAACGGGACAAGAATCATTGCTGATGAAACCTTATTTAAAACTAAAGATTTTAGAGGGTCAATGCCAACTAGTGATCTTTTTTATTACTGGTTTTCAATTAGCGATTCTTTAAGATATTTGTTAGTAGTTAATTATAGTGCTACTGCCAGCGAAACTTTGTTTTATGTTTATAAAATTAATACAGATACTGGAAAAATTGAGGATCAGACTCCAAGAGGATCTGCTGATACAACTACGGATGAAGTATATAATTACATTACTTACATGAACGAAACAAAAACTGCTAGAGAAGCTTTAGAAGCTATTACAGTTGGAACTAATATTTATATCATTAATAAATTTGTTAAAGCTGGATATAGTTCTAATGAAGAAGGTTATTTGTTTGGCTTAGATGGTGTTGCTACTAATGAAATTGATTACAAAGGCAAAGAAATTATCTATTATACGTCCTCTCTTGTAGATCCCGAGGGTGTTGCTTCATTGTATATTCCTAATAAAGCTTATTCGGCTGGTACAGAAGTGTACACGGCTACTGGTGTTTGGAAAGCTATTACTGATATTAGAGCAGAAACCTCTAATATTTTTTCAGCTACGGATAGTTCAGAAACGGTCACTCCCGCAGATCCGGGTCCGCCGGATTATTTATTCGGTAATAAAGACAGCCAAGCTGGGAGCGGTGATGCTCCTTATATTTGGTATCCTTACGCTATGGACGCAGCCGGAACTTCAGGAGTTAAGGGTACTCCCGATACAACAGGACCGGGGCGATGGTATTTCGGAGGTACAGGCGCACCCGGCACACTAGACCCGGCTACGATGACACCTTCGGTTCCAACCTCTTCTGACGAAAATCTTTTTACATGGAAAGAAACAGTTAAAACCGCGTCTGGTATTGAAGAAGTTGAGGGTGATATTGTTTACGATCCGAATCATTCACGACGAACGTGTAAACCCCTTGCCGAAGCCTGCGGCGACACAGATGAACCAACTTGCCCAGAGTGTGGGAGTGTAGCGGATTCTAATCCGGGGGTTAGTTTTTACACCGCCTTATGGCAGTACATGCGTCCAGTCGAACAGATCCCTGTTCAGGACAACCGTTACGTTAACAGAGTCAAGCAGTATCTTGGGCAGTCATTAAGTGACTTCTCAAATGTTAAGTTACCTCCTCACCCATCAGATCCTACTGATATTATTGATAAAATCTCAGAAATTGATAGGTACGCAGCACCTGATGGCAATAGAACAGGTGACGCTGCTAGAACCATTGGTATTCTTTATGAAGATAAATCTCCTAGTGATTATGAGCCGGGCACTGACGGTACAAGAGGAAACAATACTACGCATGAGTTTGGGTTAGGTAAAATTCTGTTTATTGAAAACAGTTATGCTGGATTAAACCCCGGCTATTACCGTATTCGTTCAGCTACTGATAAACCTTATATTACTAAGGTCAGAACACCGTTTAAATACAGTCGTTTTGATGAACGTAGAATGCCACATAAAATAACATTTGTTCCTCCTACTGAAACAGAAAACGCTAAATGGCAAATTGTTCCAGAAGAATGGCTTATGCGTGTAAGCGGAGACGCTGAAACAAACCCCGGTCCTAAAATCTTTGAAGACGGAAAACAAGCCGAAATTAAAGCTATGGGATTCTTTAGAAATAGACTTTGGATGGCAGGAGAAGACAAAGTATTTTCATCTAAATTAAACGAAATTAATAATTTGTGGATTGATGATCCTACGTCGTTAACAGATGAAGATCCTATTGATATTACTTGTTCATTTAATAAGTATACAGAAGTTGTTTCGTTAACTCCGTTTGAAGAATATTTATTTGTAAACACTGGTTCAGATGTTCAGTTTACCTTAAAAGGATCTGACAATCAGATTACTCCTTTTACGGCTGAAATTTCTCCTACGTCTTTTTATTCAACGGCACCATTAGTAAACCCTGTTTTATTAGGATCTCAAATTTATTTCTTTGATACTAGTAGATTATATGTTTACTTTAATGACAAAACTGTTTCTATTAATAACGCCATTGAAGTTAGTTATCATTGTCCTGATTATCTTCCTAAAGATGTAACTAGTACTACTGTTGTATCTCCTTATGATACTCTTCTTTTTATCGATAACGAAGATAAAAGAAACATGTATTGCTATACCAATAGGTATTCAGGAGAACAAGTAATTCAAAATGCTTTCTTTAGATACGTATTTGATAAAGAAATTGAGTCAGTTAAAAACTGGGATAACGATATCTATTCTGTTTTTACACGTAATGATAAAAACGGAAATCTTTTATATCATATTAGCAAACAACCATTTAGAGAACAAGATCTTTCTATGCCTTTAATGGATCATAAAAAATATCTTGAAATCGATAAAGAAAATACGTCTTTTGACCCGGATAAAGATGAAACTACGTTTACGTTTTATGGTTATTATAATGATTCTATTGACACCGTTGTTATTCTAGATTCAAGTAATGTTCCTTTTGCTGTTGCAGGAGAAACAATTGAAATTCAAAGAACTACATCAGATGCTGCTAAAAGCACTGTCGTAGTCAACGGAAACTATTTAAAATACCCTAAAGCAAAAGTATACGTAGGAACAAAATATAAAACTACAATTGAGCTATCGCCTCAGTACTATAGAGACGAAGCTAACAATGTTGTAGACGGTATTTTATCACTACGGACTATGCACATTAGACATCATAACACAGGAAACTATCGTGTTGAGGTAGAGAATAGAGGAAGAACTACTACTCCTATTGAATTCTCTTGTAAAGAAATCTCATCGCGTACTGATTTATTACCTCTAGATTCTTATATTACTAACGGAGAAACGGTATCTAAGATTCTAGGCTTTGGAGACGAAGTAAAAATATCTTTAATATCGGATTACATTTCTCCAATGAATATTACAAACATTGAATTAAAAGGACGATTTAACGCTACCTATAGCTCTTGGGTACGCTAATCGTTCTCCGGGCTGGTGTAGCCGTAAAAAGCTACATCAGTCTTATACCATTAGGGAGACATACATGGCTTTTGATAACTTACAATTTAGATCGTGTTCTTTTAACTACAATCACAACGGTATCATCGATACCCCTGTTAACCATGTAACAACTGAAACCAAAGATATTGGTAACGGAAGTAACGCATGTTTAAAATTTGATCTTACTCCTCTTCAAACTATTTGGAATGAGGATGTTACTGTTTCTGCTCAGGTAGAATTTTATTTTCAAGCACTTGTAGTAGGAGACGCGAGTGGTAATACTACCGCTGATTCACCTTCGTGGTTAAGTAAAGTGCCTGTAGAACAACGCCAAGGTTTATTTCGTCTCCCTCGTTACTACGACTCTGGTTCAGGTATTACTAACACGGTCTATAAAGTTGAAAAATCTGAGAATGATAGATATTATTTATTCTTAGATACTACAATTGTCAAGGGCTTACATAAAACAACCCGAACAGACGGCTCCGCTATCTTAGGTTATCCTCCTACGGGTTCAACAGAAGGCGTTGCTGTAACAGATTTATATTATCCTGAGCCTACAGTTAATGATGAATTTACAATTAAAAGATTAACACACTCTATTACAGATTTTGTTACTTATCAAGCAGGAGGTCAGTTAACATCTAACCTATTGAACTTCCAAAAAGATCAAGAAATGTTTCTTATTCAAGAGCTTCTCTGGACTATTGAGATGGATATGCTTACGTTTTCTGATCTTTCTGGGTTTGGTTCTATTGTTACCGCTGGTAATGACGGTACTATTGATCCAACTCAGATTCGTTTATCGTTATACGAGCTTACAGATACTCAAGATCTTGAAGGCACTGCAAGTAATGTTGTTCTTTATAAAACCACTTCTCCCAATGGTACTTGGAACGAAATTGCAAAAACAGATCTTCTTCAAATTGGGGATCTTTCTAATGTTACAGTTGATTCTAATACTTTAGCAGGAGGGCACGTTGTATTTTATGATGCTGTGTCTGGTGGATGGAAAAACGGAACAGTTAGCGATGCAACAAATTCTTGTTCTGAAAAATCTGCTAGTGTTCTTAAAATGTGTGCTGACAGTGTTGCGGCTAACCAAGACATAGGTCTTACCGGTATTGTTACAAACAACAATACAAACTGGACTAATGTTTTAGCGGTTGACGAAGAAAAACTTCTTATGACTGCTCAAGGTATTTCTTTGGTGCCTATTGAAGGTCTAAACAATGTTACTATTACAGGTCCATCAACTAACCAAGTTCTGTATTATGCTGCTGACGGTATTTGGAAAAACATTAATTTAGCTAGTCTTACTACGGGCATCCTTGGTCCTGCTGGTGGAGACACGTTTAAGTTTAATTTAGATTATAACGATGCTACTGATCCTGTTAGCGGAGAATTGATTTTGTTACAATCTAACGGAACTTCAGCAGCTACTACGTGGGCTTCTACGTCGTTTATTAGAGTTAGTACCACAGATGCAAACAGTGCTGCTATCAGTGACTGGTTAGATACATTAGGTACTGGCGACAGTGCAGTTAAAAGTCATGTTAAGTTGTTTAAAGAAGGTACTCCTGCTCAGTACGCTATTTTTAATGTTACTGCTGTTACAAATAGCGGAGCATTTAGAACTCTTACTGTTACGCCTGTATCGTCTAACGTAAACCCAAGCGAAGATGCGGTTTTTTATCTTACTGCTTCTTACGTTGGAGATAAAGGAGAAAGAGGAGAAAACGGAACTAACGGAAGTAACGGTAGTCAAGGAATTCAAGGCGTTCAAGGTATTTCTATTGATGCTATTAGTTGCACTCTTGCTGACAGCGACACAGATTTAAAGTTTACTTTTGAAAGAGATAACCCAGCAAACGTATCTCCTGCGCCAGCGGATATTGTAGTTACTTGCGCTGATTTTAATGGAGCATCTAATGTTCAAATTTTATATATTCATCAGTATCAGATTAATTCTACTGGTTACGGTATGTATAATTACGTCTTAACTCCAAATGCAGATGGGACTGGAACTCCTGTTAATGCTATTAATTATTCAGAAATGCTTAATACGGAAACAGGGTCGGGAGCTAACAGAATTTTTGGTGGTGTGACTTACACTCAAGTGGTAGGAGATACTACAAGAGTTGACGGTATTCACCCAGTTACAACGGATACAATTCAATTGCTTCCTATCGGTAACGGTCTGGTTACTGGAACAGGTTTAATAACAGCTACATATAAAGTTCCTGTTTTCTGTAAATCAGTAACTGGAACTCATAATGGGTTTAGTTATACTAAAGTATTTAGTGTTCCAAATATTCACTATACGAAACAATGCGGTTAAAGGAGAACTAACCTATGTCGATTTCTAATTGTAACTGCGGTGATTGTCGTGGTAGAGGTGCTTGTTGCATTAAATATATTGAAGGCGGTTTTAACGATGAAGCTTATTTTAAAATAACGCAAACTTTAGATTCCAACACTAGTTGGTTTTTAGATACAGCTACTAATAATGCTGACGAAGTAGCACTAGAAGGAAAATCCGGTCTTCCCCCTGTTTTGTTTGATAACATGAGTCAAGGAATAACTGACGTACAAATAGATGTAGAAAAAAACGTAAACTCGGATCTTAGAACTATAAGAATTCGTTTTGCTAGTAACGACGATAGAGCGCAGTTTCAAACTAATTTAAACTCAAATTACCCTGACGAAATGTTTGCTTTAAATGTTAAAGTAAATGAATTATTTACTGATTCTGTTGAACCAACGCACGCATTTTATAGGTTAACAGATGGAGACAATAACAAAATTGTTACAAACACTAACGTAGGCGACGTATTAACTTTTATGTGGCGAGTATCAGACATAGCGACAACCACTTTTAATACCCGAAATATAAGTTTAAATGTAAATACAAACAGCGATGCCGTTCCTTTAATTGCCTCTTCTGCTCCGTTTACACACAGAGGTTGCGTTAATGCTAGTAATACAGAGTGTCGTAATTTACAGACTTGTACTTTTGGTAAAGACCCTGATATTGCTTTTTATTTAGCAGGAGTTCCAACAGGAACAGCTAGTGATGATTTTATTACTAGAGAAACACAAGGAGGTTGTGTTCCTGATCCTCAAGGTAACTGTACTTCATTCCCGTGTTCGCTTCAGCGGTGTTGTGGGCCATCATCTGTAGCATGGTGTGTTGATAATGCTGAATTTTTAGAACCAGATGGTAATTGCTGCTGTTGTAAGTATCTTGCCAATTTAGCGGATACTAGTAATTGTGCAGATACTTGTAATTATGGATGTGCATGCAATTGTTGTGAAGGTATTGGTGGTCAGGCGGATGACTGTAGCGGCGATCAGGTTTGTGATGATATAGTAGTCGGGTGTCTTAACGGACCCGGCCTTGATGTAACCTGTGATGATAATTTTCCTACTACTTGTAATTGCACTTGTCAAGGGCAAGCATGCCGTCCGGGTAGACCTTTTTGTGTCGATGGTTTTTATGACATTCCGGGTTGCGCTTTTTGTCAAGACAGAGCAGATGAAACCGATAATTATATCTGTGTTCAAGCATCCGCTGAATGGTGTTTAGCTCAAAACAATTTACTTAATGTAGAATGGAGTTGTTTTAACGGAGCAAAAGAGTGTGTTAATCCTGATGCTCCTGACGGCGGTAATTCGGTTTGTCCTTGTTTAGATGATATCGCATCTCCTGTTACTACTGGCATATGCGGGTGTGCTGTAGATGCGGATGGCACTTTTGTTCCAAGCTGTAGCGGCGTAGCAGGAGCTTGTCTTGCAAACTGGGCAGACGGAACACAATCAGATTGTACTTCTAATCAAAACTTCTCAGTTCAGTTTACTAATTCTGATAATGAAATTTCGGATCAATTAATTTTAGAAACTAAAGTTCCTTATTATAATCAAATTAAGCCTACTGCATGTGGATGCGAAGGGTCTTGCTCAGAAGCAGCTACGACACCTAGAATTGGTCATTTAGATCCTTGTTTTTCTTACGGTCCTGATGATTCTGATTTAAGTTGTTGCCCTAATTGGTGTGATGGTATTTGTCCCGTATACAATAATATTACTTTTAAACGAATTAATCATTGTAATATAACTAGTAATGTATTTTCTTGTTCTAATTGCTCAGGAGATACCCCTCCTACTCACATGGAAGGATCTCTTTTAAAATTAACGTTAGATTTTAACGCGACTTCTGGCATTGAATTACAAAGAACTAAAAACTGGAATTCTTATGTTGCTAATACTCCTGATAATTCAACTGTAATTGTAACAGAAAACAATGATTACACTGTTCCAAGCGATGCAATCAGCTTAGAATGGAATAATGTTTTAGGAATAAACGGATCTTTATTTGATTCTAACCAAGCTTTAATTCCTAGTCTTGTGTTTAAAACTACCACTGATAGAAATTTAGTCATGAACGATTTTTCTAACTTAAGTTCTGACTGGAAAATGCAATCTTATTGTTATTGGGATCTTAGAGAATCGTCGTATCCTGATTGGCCTTGGGGAGGAGATCAAGAAAACCCTGCTTTAGCTGATGCTAGAGATGTGTACTCTTTAATTGAAGGTTTAACGTGGGCACATAACGGTAATCATTCTATTCAAAGCGGTAAACAACTTTGGATGCGTGTTTATACTCCTAATTTAAGGGGTTTATATAAAACTCCTGTTGCGTTTAATAATTGTGATGGTTCTGCTAGTCAATATAAATACCAAATAGATCACGTATATTCAGGTAACTCTCAGTATGAACGAGGCTATACTAATACAGACTGTATTACAAAAGACGGATTAGATTGTACTAGTGATAATACCTGCAAATATGGTAATCCTTGGGAAACTATTAATGATGTGCTTAACCAAGTAGCTGGTGGCCTCAATAACACTAGTTACATTGATGCAGGAGGATCTCACATTGATCCGTCGCCCGGTGATTTCCAATTCCCCATTAAACCACATACGCATATGTTTGAATTGTGGTTTGTAGGAGAAGCAGTTTCTGGCTGCGAACAAAATGCTAATAACGATTATACGCCTGAATTTAAATTAGCAGCAATTGTTAGAGAAGTAGCAGACTGCTCTTCTATTAATATTGACAGATTAAACGATAACGAAAATCAATATAGACTTTATAATGATACTTGTGGTTCTTACTATTGGCAGTGTAAAGAACGATCTACTAAGTTAAGTGTTTATACTTTAACTGATGACGGTTCTAACGAACCTTGGAATCAAGCTTTAAATACTTCTTATGTAAACGATGAAGAGGAAACTATTTATACAGACCCTGCTATTAACGGAAGATCAGCCCCAAGAAAAATTACGTTAACTCCTAAATCAAGCGGTATTTTTAGAACAGGAACTGGCGATGATGTCCAAGATAGCGTAACTACTTTAACTCCTACTTCTTCTGTAGCATGGAACGAAGATTTATGGTATCATTCAGATCCTAAACACTCTTTTGATTCAGTAGGTAAATCTATTCCTCAGGTTGCTGCGCGTTGGACAGAACTTCCTTTTAGAAACTACGCTAAAGATTTCTTAGATGAAAGTAAAACATTAAAAGGTTTTTATTTAACTGTATCGGCGTTTCATTCAGACGGTATTGCCTCTGTTGCTTATTATTTAGATGGTGCTAAATCTGGTCTTGGTACTGCTAATGTAGTAAGCCCTTCTGAGCATCCTTTAGAAGATACTAAAGCACAGATCGCAAAAAACGATTCTGGTGATTTGTTAACGGGATTAGAGGAATACACTGTAGCTGTAAACACTACGTCACTGTCTACAGGAGTTCACGAAGTCCGAGCTAAAATTAATCCTAACGTGCATCGATACGGTGGAACTAGAGGAACGGCTAGGTATTTATATGGAGAACCTCCTACCGGAGACGCTTCTGTTAATACATCCGATTTAACTAATGTATTAAAAGGTAGTACTAGTTATCAAGTTATTAGCGGACAAGATTTCCCGTTTAGTAAAGCTCAGTGGCCTAATGATATTCCTGATGGTCCTCCTATTAATAATCAAGAAACATTAAGTAATTTTTCTAATCGTATGTTAGGAGTAGATACTTCAGAAAATAACCTCAATCCTATGTGGGGAGCGTCTAATTTCTGGAATCTTCATAATGAAGGTTTTAATTATTATGCTGACGGCAGCGATGCTAGTAGTAAAACTCAGACTAAATACAACAGTAATAACTTTATCTTTAGCGGAACTCCGCAGCAAGAGTTGCTGTTAAATGGATACGAAAGTTTTTGGTTTAACTTTAACCCCACGCCCCTTACAGTGTACGTAGGACAGGCCGGAGATTCTGTACCGGAAGATAGCTCCTATTTTGCTACAAGCCTTTACGAGGCGTTCCAGTGGCTTGAGAGCAACTATACGGCAGACAATGCATCTCTTCACGACGCTGAGATTGTTCTTATTCCGGGTACGTCTGCGTCTCCTAGAAAATACAGTTGGCCTAATGCATTCTCTAACGAGTCTTTGCCTGCTAGTGTTTCTTGGTGCCAGAACGCACTACAAAAGAAAAGTTTTGTTATTAGATCAAAAAACCCAGATGATAAGGATGCCACTATCCTGTGGTTCCCTCCGTCGTTAGATAGAGTAGAAATGCCTTGGAATAACTTTGCATTACATGTTAGAGATCTTACGGTATTTACTTCTACGCAGAGAGGAGAAACAGGTAAAACTTGCTTGCACTCCTCAGGAACAAATTGCCGTCTTCTTGTAGAAAACGTGATTTTCTCGTCTGCTTGCTCTACAGGAATCAAAGCCTCAGCTTTAGTAGACGGAAGCGGTAACGTTATCTGCGGTGATACACTTCAGAGAGCAGCAAATGGTTCTGTTACAGGTCAGTTAGATTATAGTAAATGTCGTAATATTAATACTACTACCTCTAATTTAGAATGTGCTAAGACTACGGCTGACTGCGCTAGTATTACTTGTTGTGGAGCTAAATCTACAGCAGGATGTCAAGAGTGTACGGGAGCTAACTGTACTACTTGTCGTAATAACTGCACTTGTAGATCTACTGAGATTGACTGGTGGCCTTACTTCTGTAGTGACAATTTTGATATTTCAACTAACGGAACTAACTTAACGCCTGTGATTTTGTGCGGTAATAACGACTGTACGTCAGACGATAGTTGGGCTTGTAAAGGTATCTTTGGAAATGATATTGTAACCTCTAGTTCCTTTATGTGTCTTGGTACACAGCCCCAGCATTGCGTTGTTCTTGGTGCGTTTAACCACGAACTTATGGATATGGCTGATGCTGACCAGTGGAAGCTTGGTATGTATGGTAAAGACATTGAAGTTAATAATGTTCCCGGTACAAGTCTTAAAAACCCTGTGCTTATGAAGCATATTTTAGTCGATAATTATAATAAGACTTTGATTTCTGATAAGGGTCATGGTTGTATTATTGATTTATGGATTAAAAACGCTGACCCACTTACTACGTCTATGGTTCCTAATATGGATATTGTCGAGTGGGAAAACATTGGCTATGACACCTACAGTTTAGAAGCAGCTAAAGATTATGACCTTAAGTTTGGCTCACCTAACCCACGTAGCGTTAGAAACTTTAACTGTTTTATCGAAAACAGAATGATGATTAATATTAAGGTTGATAACAGTCACGCTAGGTTACTTAACATTAAGGGGCCGGGGCTTAAGTACAGGGATTTCCTTGCTAATCCCAATGCTTCTATTTCTACACACTCAGGTCATCACAATAACTTTGGTATGGCAAGCACAAGAAACTTTGTGTTTAAGGATTTCCATATTGAAGAAAAGAAAGAATCTGATCAAGTGTTTGGTACTTTCCCTATTAACCATCTTTATATAGATAATTTTGTTATTTCTAATTGCTTAGATAGAGATTGCGATTCTACGGCTGAGGCTACAGATACTTGTAGTTATGCTGGTAGCGGTTCGTTGTTCCCTTTAATTAGTATGAATTTAGAAACAGGTTATCATACGTGTTTACATTACGGTAAAAAGCCTATTCAAAACTTGGTTTTAACTAACAGTTTATTCCAAAACTTAGGTACTGGTAAATACGCTCGAAACAAAGAGGGCCTTAAATTTTATAATGTTCTTAATGAACAAGCAGTATTTCAAACTGCTATTGATTGGGGTCCGTTTAAACGAAAAGCTGGTAATAGATACAACATTGTAAAACCAGATGGTACAACCCAAAGATTTTTCTGGTATGGAGCTTTTGAACCAGTTATTACTAACGTTAGGCAGCAACGTACTGATAGAGAAGATTCTACTCTTCTTGCTGAAGGTGCTACTACTGGCCCTGTTGTACACAAACGTGTGTCTCCTCCTTTGGGTCGTACTGCGTGTAACTCGGGGTGTGATGTAAACCTTACTAATCACAATCAATATAGTATTGATTCTACTTCTATTGATTGGTTAGTAAACAGCAGCCAAGCAACAAGTAAACAGTTAGCTATGTTCGGTATGGACGCTACGTCTAAAAGAATTACATCTAAGAAACCCGCTTATGCTTCTACTTTAATTACAGGTTTAAGCGGTAAAACGGCAGACGGTACAGTCTTGTCTGCTCTTGCAGGAGGGACGGATCAATTACAGTATCCGTCTGAAGCCCATAGTAACTTTATTGCATACGCTGAGAGTTTATCTTCTGGTAATCTTTTTGACAGGGGTATTCCAAACGTCGGTGGTATTACTTTACAGTGGGGTAACCCTAAAAATTATTACCATGACGTTTGTACTTTTAATAGCATTGCAGAAACTTGTAAAAGAAATCCTATTTTAGACGGAAGGAATACTACCCAGCCTCTTACTGTTGTAACAGAAAGTAGCGGTACGTATTCTTGGTCTACAAACACTCTTGCCGAGTGTGTAGGTAAATGTAAAATTGTTAGGGATCATTACTTTGTTGATAAAACAGATGCTGATAATAGAATTGATTTAGATTGGATTCCTATTATTGATGAGTGTCGTTGTAGTGACGTTTAAGGAGAACTTATGTCTTGTGTTAATTTAGGTGTTTTGGATGAAAAACGAGTTTGTTTAATCGGAGAATTTAGCGGTAATCCTACTGAAGATAATTGTCTTAGTTGTGGTAAATACGATGGCCCTTCTAGAGGAATTGGGGATACAGTTAAAAATGTTATTAGCAAAGCTACAAGGGGTAAAGTTAAACCTTGTGGTGCTTGCCAGAAACGAAGAGAAGCCCTTAATAAGGTGATGGGGTATAAAAAGAAAGAGGAATAATATGACTTTAAATACTACGTCTACTACGGGCCTTCTAGGTGGACACACATGGAGATACGGATCTACTAACGATGACAAGAAAGCTGAAGCTGTTTTTAGTGTTACTGACGGAAATGGAGGTAATGCGTGGATTAATTCAAATACAGGCGATTACATTGAAATTACAAGTGCATCTGGAGTTACTCAGAATTTTATTTTTACTAGAAGAAGCGGCAGCAGCCCTGTTGCTACTGGAGAAGTAGTGGCCGCAGGAGATAATATTGGTAATAGCCGAAAAAGTAATGTTGCTGGTATTACAGTAGGGTTAGCAAACAGTGATCAAGAAGCAGACACTTTAACTGGGTTAAAAGCGGCACTTGAAGATTCTGACTCTACTCTTAAAGATTTAATTACTGCTGTTCAAGTAGGAGGTGATACTACCAATGGTCAGGTTACTCTGACTTTTACTCAAAAAGTAGGAGCCGCAGGTAATACTACCATAAAAGCTTATACTTGGTCAGCCGGTACAGCTACCGATGGTACAAACACTGATGGTTCTGCTAATCCGGGTACTCCTATTTCGGGTACTTGGACTGACTTAGAACAAACGTTTCCTTTTAATTTTAGCGGAGGAAGCGATGGAAAACTTACTCCTTTTGAAGACGAGTTAGTTATTGAAGGTAAGTTTGTAAATACTGTAGCTGGATCTAATGAGAAAGCTGGGTTAACTAGAGTTAACAATAGTACAGCACTTACTGATCCTACTACAACCGCAGATGCTACCCAGTTAGGGAGAGCAAGAGATATTGCAAGGGCTTTCCTTGCTTACAAAAAGAAAAAGAAATGAGGTAATGTAATGGCTTTAAATACTAACCCTACTGACGGAATTATTGCTACTACAGCGTGGAATAACACTACTAGTGATTTATTAGCTTTAGGTATTAGCGTAGCAGCTAAGGCTGGAGCAGCTTTAAGTGGATTAACTACAGTTGCAACTGGTACTACTTTAGATTGGACTCCAGATGATACAACTGAACAAAAACAATGTGCGGTTACTTTCTTCGCATATAAAAAGAAAAAGAAATGAGGCCACTATGAAGGCTATTTATAAAACGTTTATGAATTTCTTTAAAGGATTTTGGGAAGCTCTCAAAGTCTTTGGTAAAACAGTCTGGGAGGGGTAACCAATGCCTATTGAATTGCTGTCCCTTATCGGCGGAGGACTCTCCGGTTTTATCTTTAAATTAATTGGTTCTATGGTAGAACGACAGTCGGCTCTTGCTGAGTTGGCTATTAAGACCCAAGCTGCTGCTGATGACTCTGCTGACCGTGCGGAGGCACGGGGAGGTGCTGGCGGTACGTGGGTACGGCGATTCATTGTTATTACTGTTTTATTTGCAATGGTTGGTGCTCCCTTTATTCTCTCCTTCTTTGGTATCCCTACGTGGGTCGAAGGTGAGTTTGGTGGTATCTTTGGATTATTTACAGAACAGTTTCATGAAGTCAAAGGATTTCTTCTTGTTACTGAGTTGCGTACAGCCCTGATTGCTATTATTGGTTTTTATTTTGGGCAGTCCGCTGTCAGTTCAAGGAGATAATTATGCCTGTCATGGATGTTATTCCTATTGTAGAACTATTAATTGGTTCCGGTATTATAGGAATGTTATGGAAAATGAATGTTCAACTTGCTAGTTTGACGGAACAGTTAAAGACTATATTTCGTCGAACAGAAGATCACGAATCACGAATTAGAGAAATCGAAAGAGGAAAAGATGCTTAATAAAATTAAGAATTTTTTAAAAGATGAACGCGGTATGCAGACCGCTGAGTATATGATTTTAGGCACCATTATGGGTGCTGGCTCAATTGGAGCAGTTAAGGCTGTCCGTGATGGGCAGACCGCTAAATTCGAGGAAATGACTGAAGCACTTAACACTAGTGCTGATGGAACTATTGGAGGTTAACTATGCCTAATTTTAAAGGAAAAAAGACTAGTAAAGCTAAAGTTAAAAAAGTTAAGACGGTTCCTAAACCTAAGGCAAAAAAAGTAAAGAGGTATTAAATGAGTAAAGCAACAAGACAAAGCCACGGTATAGATGGTTTAATGACTATGACTATTAGCGGTACTATTAATAGTCCTACCCCGGCTGCTCCACAAAAAGGACCGTGGTTTTCTCTTAAACAAAATCATAACGACTTATTAGCTCGGGGTACTGAAGCTTATATTTTGTCTTACAGAGAAAACACTCTTGCTGCTTTACCCACTACTGGAAAAACGGGAGCAGCTAAATGGGTAATTCCTCAGATGTGGGAACGAGAATGGAATCCGCGTTTAGGAGTATCGATTACTCCTTTAGATTTTAATAGTGAAAGCGATGGGACTAAACTTGTCCCTGAGTTGTGGTTAAAACCAGAAAATATTTTATTAACTACTGATGGAACTAAAGTAACTTCTTGGGAAGATTCTTCAGCTACTCCACAAAACTGGGACGCAGCTACTAACGATGAACCGCCTATTTCAACTGTTGAAAATGCTAATAGGTTTGCCGGTCCTTCTGGAAACGGAGTAAATAATAGCGGAACTTATTTAAACGCCTTAACCGACATGTTTGATCTTCCCCCAGCAAGCGGCGGTACTCCCCAAAGCGGGTTTTTAATGTATTTTGTAGTTAAATTTGATTCACCTAATAACGTAACTGCTAATCAAACTTTATTTGCTTGTGGTTCAAACGTAGCTACTACAGAGTGGAGAATATTTGCTAACAACTTCGATGGATTTGGAAGGGGTGATGTCGTTATTGAAGCTAAAGGAACTGTAGAATACACTGCTTCTAATGCTATTGCTGCTAACGGAAATGACCCTACTATTATAGGTGTTGCTAGAACAACAGATGGTACTTTTGTATGCCGTGTTAACGGGGCTAACAAAACTTTTACTCATACTTCAGGAAGTGCTTTTCCTGACGTTGGTAACTTTGGTACTTCTAGTAGTTTAATATCCACTTTAAACACTATATCCCCTACTGAATCAAATGTATTAAAAGGTACTCTTCTTGAAGCTTTTTACGTAAGAGAAAAAAATACCGCAGCCCTACAAGCAACTAATATTTCAGAGTTTTCTGGAGAAGCAACAGCAGGAGGAACAATAACAATAATTTCTAGTGACGGTACTGAAATTACTTATGCTGCCTATGCCTCTGGAGGAGGTGCCGCTAACGGTCAGCTTGATCCAAAAGGACGAGTAAAATTCCTTACTGACGCTAATACGACTACACAAGCAGCTAACCTTGTTGCTGCAATAAATGATACTACTAACGGCCACGGTGCTAAAATTACTGCATCAAATGGCGGTTCTAATCTTGTTATTTTGCAGCAAGCTTCTTTGGGAGCAGCAGGTAATACACCTATTACTATTACCGGCTTGCCTACATTAAATTTTAATGCATCCTATAAATCCAGATTTCAAAACGGAGCAGCCGGAATTAATGTTCTTGATATGGAAAAAATTGAAAGTTATTTAGGGCACAAATTTGGTATTGCTTTACCAGATGCTCACCCTTATTCTAAAAAGTACAAAAGAAAATCTGCTATTGAAGCAGTAGTTTAACGAAAGGTATTAAAGTGGCTAAAGAAGAAAAAAAGAAAAAAGCAGGTAAATCTGCTGCACGACCTAATAAATTAAAGGCTATTAGAAAATTAGCTGGCCGAAGAGCAGCTTCAAATAAAAACAGAGCAGCCCAGCGAAGCCGCACTAAGGGCGGAAGCCGGTAAATAAGGAGAAATCATGTCATCTACAATCACACCAGCTACACTTACTGTGACTCACAGCGAGTCCGTGACCCTTAACGGGGTTGACCGTGGGGTTACTAATACATTAACGATTGCTTCAATTAACGAAATTGATCACCGAATCGTGTCTGTCGATACGTCGGCAGCTAGGACGCTTCTTACTCTCGGTGCTACCGTGGGTGCTGGGGCATTTATTAAAGCTAATATCAAGTATATTAGAATTACTAACAAAGACAATACTAACTACGTTACCTTGGGTATGTTAGACACTAGCGGTGACACCGCTTATGTTAAGCTTGAAGCAGGTCAGACTTTTTGTATGTACAACGACGATCTTGAAGCTAAGACCGATGGAGCAGCTTGGGCAGCATGGTCTGAGATTGATACGTTTAATGCTCAGGCCAACACTGCTGACGTTGACTTAGAGGTATTTGTCGCATCTACTTAATGGAGAGCTATGAGTAATATCTCAGCACTAAAAAATAAATTAATTAATAGATTGTCAGAAGATCTTGATGACGAATCTAAATGCACACCCGGTCTTTATCAGGTTGTGTGCCGTGTGATTGTTGATTTTAAAGATGAAATTGATCTTGAGGGCATTGAACAAACTGTTAATAAGATGTCTTTAGATCCTCCGTTTAAATTTGGGACTTAATTGTTCGCTACCTTGGTTCTGTTGAACTTACCAACAGGGCCAGTCAGACCCACCTTGGGGTAAAATCCAAGGTGGGCATTCAAGGAGATACTATGCCAGCAGGAAAAAAGAATTCTAAATATTACTACGATAGAAATCCTAAATCAAAAGAAAAGAAAAAATCTTATGACACTTCTTATCATAGTACACCAGCACGTAAAAAGTATCGAGCAAAGTTAAACGCTGCTAACCGTAAGGCAGGTACTTATGGTAACGGCGATGGTAAAGATATGTCCCACACTAAATCGGGGCGTATCGTTAAAGAAAAGGCTTCCCGCAATCGGGCTAGAAACAGAGGTCGTAAATGAGTTTATATCGTAATATCCATAAAAAAAGAAAAAGCGGAAAACCCATGAGAAAAAAGGGAGCTAAAGGTGCCCCCAGTGATCAGGACTTTAAGAATGCGGCTAAGACCGCCAAGAAAAGAAAGCCTAAGAAAAATGGGAAAAAGTAAATTTAAATGTGCGTGTGGCACCACTACTCGAAACACCGGCAAAGATGTTAAGAAACTATTAGCACCACGTAAGGAGAAGTCCTATGGCAAAAAGAAAAAGTAAAGGAGCCATGAAAGGTTGTAATATCGGTAATGGCTGTAAAAGCAAAAAGGGTGGTCTTACTGCAAAAGGCCGTCGAATGATTAACCGTAAAACTGGCTCTAAGCTTAAAGCCCCTCAGCCCGGTGGTGGTTCTCGTAAGAAAAGTTACTGCGCTCGGTCTGCCGGTCAAATGAAAAAGTTCCCTAAAGCTGCTAAAGATCCTAACAGCCGTTTACGAAAAGCAAGGCGAAGGTGGAAATGTTAAATGAATATACCCCAAGAAATGACTGAAGATTTTAGGAACCACTTGTGGGCCTGCTTTAAGTATCTAGGTTTGGGGGAGCCTACGCCATTACAATACGCTATGGCCGAGAAATTACAAAACGGCCCTGATGGTTTTCAGCTTCAGGCTGGCCGTGGTGCTGGTAAATCTGTGTTAACGGCTTGCTTTGCATCATGGTTGCTTCTTAAAGATCCTAATACAACTGTAATGGTTATGTCAGCTACGGCCAATAAGTCTACTGAGTTTATTTCTATGACTCGTCGTATTTTGTCCCTTGTCCCGTATTGTCAACATATGGAACCCGGTCCTAATACCAAAGATAATGCCTTTGGGTTTAACGTAGAGAACAGAACTACACACGGTCAGGATATGAGTTGCTTTGCTCGTGGTGTCACGGGGCAGATAACGGGGTCACACGCTGATTGGGTAATTCTAGATGATGTAGAGATTGAAAAGAACTCAGAGACAGCAGAGAGCCGTGAGCGGCTTCTCACAAAGGTCTGGGAGATTGAACAGATTCGTAATCCCGGAGAAGGTGGTGTACGCATTCTGGGTACGCCTCAGACCTCTGAGTCTATCTACCGTAAGATGGCTGACGGCTATCCAATCCACAAGTTCCCTGCACTGATGCCTGATCCTATGGCTGAAGGTCAGATTGAGAACTGTGCTGATTATATCCTTGAATTAGATCTACAGCCCGGAGAGTCTACCCAACCTGAGAGATTCCCGTTAGATCTTTTAATCGAACGTAAAGCAAAAGTTGGGCCTAAGTTGTTTTCTTTGCATTACCATCTTGATACAACTCTAGCGGATGCTGAAAGGTATCCCCTTAAGTTAGCTGATTTAGTGGTATTAGATCTTGACTACGAAGTAGCCCCTGAAAAAGTCGTGTGGGCTTCAAAACAAATTAATAAGTCTATGCCCTCCTTTGGGTTAAGTGGAGATGTGATTTATGAGCCTATGTGGATTTCCCAAAATTATGAGCCTTATGTCCAAAAAGTCATGCACATTGACCCTAGTGGAAGAGGTGCTGACGAAACAGCCATATGCTGTAGTGGCTATCTTAATGGTTATGTTTATATTATGGAGCTTCTTGGCTACGATGGCGGTTACGACGAAGGGACGCTCAAAAAAATCGTCCAAGTCGCAATCGAAACGGATGTAAAATTAATTCGATTTGAGTCTAACTGGGGTGACGCTATGTTTGGTCAGATCCTGCTACCCGTCATGCAGCGCATGGGGTGTAAGGCAGGCATCGAAGAGTACCGAGTCACCGGAAATAAGAATAAAAGAATTATTGATACTCTTGAACCAGTCATGAATTCACACCGTTTAATTATAGACCGAAAGTCTATCCGTCAGGAAAAGACCCAGAGGCAGCTTACCCGTATTACAGAAGTACGTGGGAGCCTTGCTCACGATGACCGCGTAGACGCACTAGCAGCCTCTGTGAGCTATTGGGAAGAAGCAATGGGGGTCAACGTCGATAAGATGATTGAAACGTCTGAGATCGCCCGTCAGGAGGCCGTAGTAAAAGACTGGATGGATGACGAAAGGCGTATTATGGCTATTGCTTATGATCGCACTATTGGTAACGTAGAAGTTAACGGTAAGGAATTTCGGATGCAGACTCCTAAACCGTTTAGAAATAGGTTGTTAAGGAAATTTAAACGATGAGAATTGTGACCGGCATAGGACCGAGAGTCGGTTCTTCTTTTGTAATGAAATCCCTTAGGGATGCGGGTCTTCCTGTAATAGGCAGGAAATTCTGGGAGTTTACGGCCAAGGACGAAAACCCAGACGGTTATTGGGAACCCCATCCTATTGAAACAAAGAAAAACATTTATACCGATAAATGGAAAAATAAAGTTGTAAAAATTTGGCCTAGCGTGTTGCTAAAAACCCCAGTATATAACATAGATCGTATGGTTGTCTTAGAAAGACAAGATAGACAACGACAAGAAGAGAGTGTCACTAGGGTTCACAAGAAAGAACAAGAACTAGTAAGTTATGATTCTCCTTTTAATCCTATCACTGACATTATTGATTGGTCTAGGTGGTGTCTATCAAGAGCATTAGAAGAAGCTAACTATCCCATACTTAGGGTGTATACTGAGGATCTTTCTAATAATATAAATAAGATAATTGAATTTATGGAGAAATAATATGGGTGTAGGAATTGCTATGGGAGCCGCCGCTATTGGCATGGGAGTTATGGGTGCTATTAGTGCCAATGACGCAGCGTCAGCAGAAAATGCGGCAAGAACGGCTCAGTATGTACATCAAACTAGTAGAGAAACTTGGCAATACGGTGAAGCTTCATGGGCTACTGCCCAACAAAACGCAAATCGATGGATGCAAAATCAAGTTAATATGGAAGCAGCGGCTAGAAATTATGGTTTAAATCAAATAGCTTTAGCTAAAACTACAGAAGCCAGAAGAAAACAAATTAGTAGAGCACAAAAAACTCAAACAGCTTCTGTTACTTCTTCATTAAATAGTAAAGTAGGTCTTAACTCAGGTACAGCCGAACGCATTCTTAAACAAATGGAATTACAGGGTGCTGAAAATTGGTCTAATGAATTTAAAACAAAACTTAATTCACAAAGACAACTCAAACAACAGTATGATAACAACATTAGACAAGGTAGTGATTTAGGTTATAATGTACTCGGCCCTTATCAGCCCGGACTTCCGCCTCAAATGCAGAATGTTGGTATGGCTACTATGATGGGTGGTATCCAAGGAGCCGCTCAGGGTATCCAGATGGTTGGTGGTATCATGGGTGCCATGAACAGTTATCAGCAATGGTCTGCTGGAGGTGCCGGTGGTGGCGGTGATTTAGGAACACTAGGTAATGCAGCAGCGTCCGATTCTACAGGCGATGCCTATATGGCAGCAATGGGATTCTAAGGAGATAAACAATGCCAAGAGAAACACGAAGACAAGAGCAGACTGGGAGAATTAATCCCCAGATGCAGTACGTAGAAGAACAACAGTTTATGTCCCAAGAAATTCCGGGTAAAGTAGCACAGCAGAGTAATCAGTTTAAAACAATTTTTGGAAAAGACTCGGCTAGTGCCTTTGCTACACAGCCGTCACCAATGCAAAATTTAATGAGTATTGTGGGTGGTATTTATCAAGGAGTTGACGCAGCGGGAAAAACTTTTCAAACTGCTGTTGATATCGATAAACAAAAAGATGCTAGAATGGCTCGAAACTTAGAAGAACAAATGAAAGTTATCGATAGTGATCCTGATCTTACGCCAGAACAAAAACAGTGGGCTAAATTTAAATTACAAGGTGAAGGATTTCAATCCGCTTTAAGACCAGAAACTAAAGACTATTATAAATATAGTCAAGATATTACAATGAATAATGTAGAGTTTTTAGACGATACTGAAAACTTTGCTAATACTTTGTTAGCGTTCCAGAAAAAAGCTTTAAAAATGACTGCTGAGGAACGACTTGAAAAGTTACCGGGAATGTTTAGAACACTTGAAGAATCTTACCCCGGTTTTTCAGATAAAATTAGAGAACAAGCAAGAGCTTCTGAATTAAAAACACACGAATTAATTTGGAAAGAAAACGCAGGTAAAACAGCAGCAGCTTGGGATATTGCGTTACAAGAAGTATTCAGTACTCCTTCTCTTCAAGACCCCGCTAAACTTTACTCTATGACACCTGAAGCTATTTACAACATGGCAGCAGGTATTATGGATAAAAATACAGATACTGGCTCTTTAATGGAAAACGTTGAAGATGATTCGGCTCTTCGTGATATTCTTATGACTAAAGCAAATGAATCTTTGTTTGCTGGTCAAGCTAACGCACGACATAATCAAAAAATGGGCAGACTTACTGAAACAGCTAGAATGATCGGTACTGAAGAACGAAGCGGATCTTATGACGGTATATGGGGAGCTTTAGAGTTTGGAGGAATTGGTGTTATTAGCCAACTTGCTACTAACCCTGCTGTTCAAGCAGAAAGTAATTTAGGAGTATCTTTTGGTAAAAACTTACAAAGTTTTAGAAACATGTTGTATCGTACACCATCTCCAGATATGTTACTTAAATTCTACGAAGCAGCTAATTACCAAAGATTTAATTTAGAAAACGCTGAAGAACAGTTCGGTGTAGATTCTGATCAAGCTAGATTAAAAAATGCTTTTGATTACGCCGATAGATTAAGAGAAAGAAGAAATAACGGTGAAACTATTGGTTGGCTTGATTTAGCTCCTTTAAGACTTTCTGCTGGATATATGATTGAAAGCGAACTTCAAGAATCTTATAACATGTCAAAAGGAAGAGAAGATCCAAATAATGAGTTTGCTTTTCAAGCTCTTAAAAGTTTTACAGACGATCACGGACCTGTGGATGGCATCGGTAAACATTTACAGAAAAAAGAATTTGATGAAGAAAACGAACAATCTGTTTTTGAGTCTGATTTAAATTCTGTTGAGTTTTATTTAGGAAGAAGAACTGAAGCTACTAACTGGGAACAAACTAGTAATACTTTACAAGTAGGAACAAGTGCTGTTATTGCTAATTTAGAAGCTGAAAGAGATTTATTAAATTTAGATATGTTTAATTACTTTAAAGACCCAGCTTACGGACAGTCTAGCCTTGATTCTGCTGACGTTAGTACAGATATTCAAACACTGACAAAAGCACGAAACGAATTAATGGGTATTATGGTAATGCCGTCTCCTATGCAGGCACAGCAAAATGACAGAAAAAACGAAATAGTCAAAACTATTTTTAGTATTACAAATGCTTATGACCTTACGATTCCTAAACCAGTAAGAACAGATAGTGCTGATATGGAAAGGTTATCTGACCTTAGTGCTTCTGTAGCAGGCTGGGATACTAAAAAAACGTTTTTAGAAGGAAAACCTATTGTTGTTAACGCATTTCGAGATAAACCAGTACACGAAACAAGAAATTTGTTTCAAGGTATTAGAGATCTATTAAATGATGGTTTTAATGAAGTCGAAGAGTTTGTTCCTGACATAATCGAAGAAGATATTTTAAAAACTATGGAAGATTTTGATAAGTTACTAAACGACCCTAATGCAACAACAGAAGATATTGCTTCTGTTGGCATGGGACTTTTAACAGAATTTGAAATGTTTGCAGAACCCGACCAAAAAGATTCAAATGAGTGGAATGCTTGGAGTTATTGGACTGGGCAGTTAGGGACTATTAAAAAAAATATATTAAGTAATATAAAACAGACTGCTAAACCCAATGAGTTTTTAGATGTAAAAAACTCAAATGGTGATGTATATGCTATTGGCCCTAATCCTGAAAACGCCGAGCAATGGGGAAGAACTTTTCTTGGTATTTTACCCATTGCGGCATCGGGTGGTATTAACTCTGAGATTCAAAACCCTGAGACAAGTAACGCAAGTATTGAGTTTTTAAGCAAAGGTATTCAAGCAATAGGAGAAAGTTTTGCTACGGGTTATAACTCAGATCCAAATCTTTCTCAACCGGAACGAATTGCAAAAGGTTTTGAAATGTTAACTCCTAATCAAAGAGACATTTTAGCTCAGTACCATCAAACTGCTAGGGATCCTCTTACTAGTTATCAAATTCCCGAAAAACTTAAAAGAGATATGCGTGACGCTTTTATTGTTCCTATGTTAAACGAACAAACAAGAGGAGAATACGAACGATTAAGAAAACAAGCAAGATCTATGGAAACCGGTGCTATTGCAGCAGAGACTATTACAACAATAGATTATTTTATGCCTGTGTTTTCTAACCCAGAAAATCCAGTGGATACCGCTAGAGCAGCACAGGGCTTAAATATTGCTTTATCTAATTTTAATAAACAAGGTAGTTATATTGATGGCGTTAGAGATATTACATTTGATAACGCTGACCCAATTTTTGTAGGTTTAAAAGAAGCTTTAAATAGACCAGCATCAGCAGCTTACGTAAATGATAAAGGTTATTTATCTGTGTTACCCGGAGAAGTTACGTTAAACCAACGATGGGGTTTAATGTTAACAGGTGAAATTACAAACGTAGGCCAAGAAGAATTACAAAACTTAGCTCCTACTCCTACTTTAGATTTTGAAATGTTAACAGCTTTATATGGAACTAACGATAATTTAAGAACTGCTGCGGCTCAGTTAAATCACAGACAGCAAATTCTTCAAGAAACTCTTGGGCCTTTAATGGGAGAATATACAGGTACGTCTCCAGACGCAGATTTACAGCAAAGAGGTCGAATAGTTCAAGGTTCTCAGTTAGCCGCCGGATTAAACTCAGGAGAACAGATTATATTAGCTATTGAACCTACTTCAATTAATGCAGGTCTTAGTGAGGGAGCGTTAAGACGAAACGCTTCAGGACAGTGGATTGATAAAAAAGATGCTGTTATTACAGATGCGGCTCAAATTAGAGAGTTATTAGAAAAAGATATGAGTGGTCCTAACCCTAATTGGCAAGTAAAAGCACATAAAATTGGAACCCCTAATATACCTGTCGGTTCTACGTCAGAACACCCAGCTAATCTAGCTTCTGTTTCTCCTGTAGATCCGGCTCAGTTTTATGCAAGTCCTCCAAGTAATGCAATGGTTCCTGAAACAGAACAAAGAAGAACAGCAGCTTTAGCTCAAACTCCCGCACCAAAAGGTGCTACTAGTGCTATTGTACGGCATATGACTGAAAGCCCTCTTTCTAATTTAAGAAAAGCGGCTGAATTATCAGGACAATCTGAAACTGTTTTTGGTATAGGTTTTGTAAACTTTTTACAAGCTTTTGAATCAGATGTAGCTACAAATAATATTCCAAATTCTGAAGGTAAAAACGTTTCTGTAGCTATTGACGGTAATGTACAGAGAAATGCAGATAAAGAAGACGGGACTAAAGCTTTTGGTTCAAACCAACGGTACGGAAGAAGTGCCGCTGTTACAGAATCTTTCATGCAGGGCTATGCTATTCTTAACCATGAAATTGGTTTATTAATTGAAGAAGGTCTTACTGGAGAAGATCTTGCTGAAGCAGTAAATAGAATAACAGGAGAATTAGCACAGCAAATTGGAACTGAAAACGGATTACGAACATTTAGACGGGGTGAAGAAACTCTTGATTTTATTGGTAACGATACAAGAAAAGACTATCCTTATCCTCACGATCTTATGGATAGCGTACAATCTTCTGCTTATGCTGATCCTAATTACAGAACGCTAATGGGACATACCTTAGATCCCGGTCAGTCTCAGTCAGAAAGAGCTATAACTAGCAGCCGAAGTAATTATAACTCAAGAATAAATAGAGAACAAATGTCAAAAGAAACTAAAGATAATTTAGGAACACAAGTTACGGCAGTGAGACAGAGAGGCTCTGTTAGTGCTCCTCATGCTATGGAATTAGGAGGTGCTGGAGGTGGATACGTAGGCTTACAATCTACTGAAACGTATAAATACATGTCTTGGACTTTACCAGTAACACCTTATCGCGCTTGGCTTTATCGAAATAAATAATTTCACTTATTAACATATTCTGTGAGAACAGAAATACAAAGGAAATATATACATGTCTAATTTTACTGCGAACTCTCAATGGTTTAAAGATTACGTTCAATCAATTGAAATAGCTGAATTTAATAAAGAACGACCTAAAAGAAATTTTAAAGATTACAGAAAAGAACAAACAATTGCTAGTCGAGTTGAAAACGAACGATTTATGAATGACTTTTCTTCTTTAGTTTCTTTAGTCCCAGAATATGATTATACTGATGAATTGGCTGACTCTAAAGAAAACCTTCTTGGAATGTTTAGATTAAATTTCTCAGAACAAACTGAACGTAATGCAGCAAGAGACGCAAAAAGAGACGAATTAGCTTCTTTAGTTACTGACGAACAAAGAACTGTTTACGATACTACTCAAACTAGTATTATTACAGATTTAAAAGAAGCGACAAAAAACAATACTCCTTTGTGGCAAGTAATGAACCCAGACGATTTTGTGTGGAAAGATACAGGAGAAGCAACTACTAGGTTGTATGATACTACTAACGGTTATTCTATGTCTCAGTACACTACTTTTACTACTGCGGACACTTATAAAAGTTGGTTTGGAGCAACAAGACGAGTTAAAATGGGCGGAGCGCAAAGACTTCAGCTTAATGAATCTCTTGCTGACAGCTTTAGAAAAATTGCAACTGAAGCAAAAATTAGATGGGATTTTGAAGGACCAATTGCTGAAGCAAATGGCCTCACTATTAAACAATACATTGATGAAGCTATTGCCGAAAACCCAGATCAGTGGTGGTTTTTTAGAAACATTGGAGATCTCTTTTATACCACAGAACAAGGAAACCAAATTGACGGTAGAGTAGCACCGTGGAATTCTTCTATGTTGTCTGAACGTCTTTTATCAATGACTGATGAAAACTGGACTAGCGAAGGCGGAGACAGAGATAAGCTTTTAGCTATTTTTAAAATGGACGAAAATGAGATTGGACCAACTGGTATTATCGAAGGTGACGTTAGGAAGTTTATTGCAGAAAACCCTACTTTAATTGAAGACCTTCAAAACTCTAATAACGGATGGCAGTTTATTTCAGCTTTAAATAAACGAAAATCTGAACGTGTTATTGGTAATTATTTAACTGAAAATAATAACAGTTATGGTGCTGCTGGTTTTATGAACTTACTGGGGTATGGATTTACAACCGACCCTGCAATAGCCTTAGACATTGCAGCTACTGTTGGTCTTACAATCGCAACTGGTGGTGGTTATGTTGGCGTGAGAGCAGCGGCAGGAGTTTTACAAATTGGGTCAAAACTTAAATTTGGACTGTCTATAGCTAAATCAGCTAAAAAAGCAAAGCACTTTAAAAGAATGGTAAAACGTGCCCACGATGGTAAAACAGTAGGAAGATACAGAGCGGCATCAGCGGTAGGAAAAACCTTACGTGGTATTGGAGAAGCTACTATGTTTAGTAGAAGACTCTTGCCAACACAGATTGTGTCTGAGCTTTTCTTCCCTAGTCTTAAATTTTTGCGCCATTCAAGAGCTATGAAAAAAGGTGATGATGCTGCGGATGCCGCAACTTCATGGTGGAAATACTTAAAGAACGAAAATTACTTAGGCGATAGCGTAGGTAGGAGAATGCTGCATAGATCTATTGGTGGAGCTATGGAAGGCGTTGTTTGGGGAAGCATTGAATACGGAGTTATGGAAGACTACCAAGATAGAACCAACTCTCTTATTTTTGGTAACGATGCAGCAGCAGCCTTAGCTTTAGATCGTGACAGGTCAGGAGCTTACGGTCATATGCTTATGTTTGGTGTTGCATTTGGTGGTTTAGGTGGCCCTCTTATTGGTGAAACCTTCACGCAAGTAGGTAAAATTCCTCAGGGAATGATGATCGGCGGAATGAAAATGAGCCAGTGGGCTGATCAGGTTCTTTCTCCGGGCGGTCAAGAAGCTATGGGATATGCTAAAGCACCGTTTGCTAAACGGTTTGGTGCTAGAATTGTACAGGGAACCGGAAATGCAGTTACTTGGCTTGGCGGAGGAAACCAGTATAGCGTAGAACAGCAGTACTTAATGTATAAAGCATTAAGTAAAATTTCTCAAACAGAATTACTTAAGATGGCAGAAGCTGATGATAACGGTGTTGCTATGACTAAGGTTCTTCAGGATATTGAAGACAGAATTTCTAAATATCAGTGGGCAGCTTCTGAGGCTGGCTTAGACATTAGAGAAGCTTTTAAAAGCGCAGAAGATGTTATGGATGGTAAACCAGAAAAGGAACGTACTTCCTCGGCGTTTATTAAACAAGTTGAAGATCACTTAGAAGGACAAGAAATTGCAGCTAGAGGTAAAGCTGGGTTTAGGTCTAGAGTTAGACAAGCCGTATTAGCCGAGTTCCAAGAAAGAATGAGATCAGGACAAGATGTGGGTATTATGGAAAAGGCAATGGAAGAAGCTGACCCAAATAACCCGCCATCTGATCCAGAGGTTTCTAATTTAAATAAAACAGTTACAGATATTCAAGAAGAAAGTGCAAAAGTTAGCAAAGAACGAGAAGCTGTTGTTCAAGAACAAGCCAGAAGAAAAGAAGGATTAGAACCAGATGAACCAGCACGAACCCCAGAACAAATTGAAGGAGAGTTCGCTGAACAGGTAAAACTTCGAGACGAAGAAACTATTGCTGCTAAAACAGAAGAAAACAATAAAGCTAAGGCAGAGTTAAAAGAGCTTAATAAATCAAAACGTAAAGGCGTATCTAAAAAACAGTTTAAAAAAGACAATCCTCGTGTTGAAGAATTAGAAACTACCATTAGAGAAACTGATAAATTTCTTGCAGATGCTGAAGAAGCTAAAAAAGTTTCTATTGAAGAAGCAGAAGCAAAGAAAAATGCAGAGCTTGAAGAAGCTAAAAAAGATCTTCAAAATCTTTCTGATGATGAGTTAACCGAAAGATTAAACGACTTAGATGTTATTTTAGGTGAAAGACTTTACGAACTTGAGTCAGAAGCATATGCTTACTGGCAGGCTAACCCTGAAAAGTTTGTTAAGTATATTGCTTACTTTAGAAAAAAGGTTTTAGAAGAACGTTTAAACGGAGATACTCCTAATGCTAACGGTATGCCTCCAATGTTTGCAGCTATTGATGGCTTAGAGGTAGACGGTGCTGTTAACATGATTCAACTTTTTGCTCCCGGTACTTATTTTACGAGAGATGAGTTAATTAGAGTTCGCAGGCAGTTAAAAACAGAAGACCAAAGATTTATTACTGCTGCTCTTGAAGGAAGTCAAGACGGGGAATTTGATCTTACAAAAGCTGAAGCAAGAGCTTTAACAACTAGAATTAAAGATATTTTAGTTGAAGAAGCAGTTAACAAAGATTATACTAGTGAAGAAATGCGTTTTATGAACGCTATTATTAATGAGCCTAGTGCCGAAACAATTGAAAAAGCGTTTGCTTCAACTCGGGTTGAAACCTATGTTAATAACATGATGATTGACGCGGCTAAAAACAATAAGGTTCTTACGGCTGATGATCTTATGTTATACAACCAAGATCCTGAATTAGTTATTGAAACGTTTGTAAAGGCTAAACAAGATTTAGCCAAACTTATGGTTGAAGTAAGAGACGGTAATTATACTACTATTCTTAGAAGTCAAGGTAAGAATGTCTTAGATACTCTTGGTGAAGGAGTCGAGGGATATAAAAAATCAGGAAAAGGTATTACTAACAAATGGAAAGCTGATTTCTTGGCTAAATACTTTAGCGAAAACGAAGAGTTTACTGCTACTAAGGCTGAGATGTTAGAAGTATTTGAGGTAAACGATGAGTTTGTAGGACCAACCCTTCAGCAGCCCGCAAGAACCTCAGAACAAATGGATTTAGTCAAAGCCCGTATTAAAGATTTGCTTGAAGACGTTGTTAACCAGCAAGCAGAAAAAATTAAAATGTCTGAAGTTAGGGCACGAAGAAAAAGAGCAGGTTACGCAAAACAAAGAGAAAAAGCACAGAATGCTTACGCTAAATGGTATGAGTCTAGTACTAAATTAAGTAATAAGACAAAAGCTGATCAAGATAAAGTTGTTTTCCAGAGAGCGCGTAATAAACTTAAAGAAATGCGTGACTCTATTAACAAAGCGGTTGACGCTGAGTGGGAGAACGGTACTATCAAAGCTGATTGGATTGCCCGACAAAGCAAACGATTAGATGTACAGTATAGACCAAACTTTGCTCACGCCCGTCCTCTTGTTAAAGTACTCTCTATGCTTCAGGCTCATTTGTTAGGCACTGCTCGATGGAAGCGTGATTCTCTTAGTGGGTTCTTTGTTGATACAACTATTACTAGAAAAGATTTAATTTCTATTTTAGAAACTGCTGAAGAGGGTTATGGGTTTATTGCAAACATCGATGAAATTGCTATTGGAGCAAGAGTAGGCGAAGGTTACGACGGTGAGAAAGTAATTCAGGCTCTTCTTACTAAACTCAAGTCCACTGATCAAACGTTAGGAAACGTACTTAGTGCTGGTTTTGAAAAGAACTTAGGTATTCATTTCGGTAAGAAGCTTCCCTACGCTACTGATGTATTTGGATCTAGAGGCGACTTACGAAACCTTATGACTTCTCTAAAGGGTCAGTTAGAAGGAAAGCAAGCTTATGCTAGAGGTAAAGCAGGAGCAGGAGAATACGCTGGTAATCGAGGAGATGGGAACATTGACGAGGCTACTTGGAATTCATCCTTTAACGAAGAGTTTATTACTCGTTTAGGTTACATTGCTACAGAAGGTAGTCAAAGAGCTAGAAATCTTCTTGCTGCTTTAGATGGATTAAGTCCTGAAAAACAAATTGCTACAGCACTGAAATTTATTAACGAGTTTATTCCTGAAGGACAAAACAAACTAAAATCATTTAGTCAGTTAGGCGGAGGAACAGAAGCAATTGATTGGGTCGGACCAAAGAGAGCAGCACAAGCTGTCTTGTCGGCTCTGTCTACTGAACGACCGTATGCAAATAAGGTTGCTGAGTCTTACGTTGTCAAGGGAGAAAGAAACAGACCAGAACGCGCTAGAAGATTAAGTAATATCGATGAAGACGGTATCTATATTCAGCACGATTCTGATCCTATCATTCAAAGAAACTATGAACGTGCTACGGCTGATCACGCAATGAACTGGCTTCTTAAGAAATTAGATAATCCTGATTTAGATGCAGAAGCTAGAAAAGATATTTATAAAAAACTTCAGGCATGGCTCGAAGATTTCCCTGAACAAGCAGTACTTAATGATGCTGTAAGAGCGGCTATCCCACAGCAAGGTCTTTCGTTTGTTCCTCGTTGGATGGTAACTGGTCCTGATGCTGATATCATCGGTAAAAACTTTGGTACAGGTATTGAAGGACAAATACAGTATAACTTAGCAATGTCAAAGGTTAATACTCCTGCTCTAATGGCTACTATTCACGACGCTATTTTTGTTGGTTTGCCGTCTATGATGACTAAATCAGGAGACGTTGCAGCTTCACCTAGTTGGAACTTTAAGGTAGGAGACGATCATGTCTTAAGAGGTATTGGATTTGGTTTCCAAACTTTAATTGCTCGTAAAGGTTCTTTTGAAGATGCCTTAAACCATGTTCATCAGATTATGTATGAATACAAAGGTTTAGTGGAAGAAGCAAGAACGTCTTACAATAAACTTGAAAAAGCAACGGTAGAAGGGGTGGTTGGAAAAACCTTTGATACTAACGATGAGTTTGTAGGTTGGATGGCCCAAGAGTTTCCTAAATTAGATACCGCAAAAAAAGAAGCCGTTATTAAAGAACTTTTCCCAGCATTAGCAAGTTCTTATATGGACGCTGATTCTTCAGGATCAAACATTATGCTTGCTCTTGTGATGGGGCAAGATACTGATTTTGGTAACTTATGGAAAACTATTAAAGAAGCTGATGAAGGTAATAAGGATGTCTATAACGAAGCGCACAGTGAAGCTGTTATTAACGCTTACAAGCATGTAGAAAGCTATGTACTGGAGCGAATCGAAAAAAGAGATTTTAACGGAAAAGCCGGTTTAGAAGAAGTTTATAACGATCTTGGTAAAGTTTTTACAGTACTTAAAGACGAAGGCTTATCTAAAGAAATCCTTAAAAGCCCAGTTATGACTGACTCTTACGGAATCGGTGTAGCAAAAATGAAAGAAAGCATTATTGAATCTTTCGGTAAACCTTCTGTTAAAGAAGAATTAATTAAAAGAGGTTTATTTACTGAAGAAGACTACGATGCTAAAATTTACCAGTTATCTGATACTTTAGCTACTTTGTTATCTAAAGGTGTTGACTCTAAGTTAGGCGGTTGGATTAAACAAAGCTTATTCGCTAAAGGTGGTTTAGACAACAAAAAATTAGGGGAGATTTTAAATAACTGGAGAAGAACTGAAAGCGGACAAAGAGTTAGAACAGGAGACGAGCAAAGGTCTGTCGCAGATAGTAATAACTTTATGAGCGATATGACAAGCGGCAGTACTACGGCTAACTTTAAAGCTGGTAACTCTGAAGAAATTTCTATGTTTGATAACATGTTTGACGAGGTTACACGGCAAATTTCAGTGTTAGCTGAGATTACTGGTGATGTTGAATCAGCTAAAGCTCACGTAAACAACTTAGTTAATTTAATTACTGATGACCTTAAAGGTGATAAAAACGTTGAAAAATTAATGGCTGAAGGTAAGTTTGCTGAAGCTCAGAGAGAAATTGACATTGCTTTTAATAAAATGTCAGAAGAAAGTGTTATGGTTAAAGCACTGAACAGCTACATGGCTCAGGGTTATGGGTTTGATGAAACAGCCTTTAGAGGACAGCTTGAAGCTATCTTAGGTAAAGGCAAAGCAGATACAATAAATCAAATCTTAGGTCGTTTAAATCCTCTTGCTAGACAGGCTATGAAGGGCCAGATGTTTAGGCAGTTAGCTATTTCGGCTGAAACTCGAAACTTTGTTAAAAACAACTTTGATCAAATCGCTGATAAAATTCTTCGACTGCAAGCAGAAGAATCTCCGCTTGGTCTTGGTAAGCTTGTTATGGAACCGTTGAGCGAAGAAGATATTAGACAGCGTACTATTCTACAGGCCGTTAAAGAACTATCAGAAATTTACGACTTAGAAAAATTAGAGTTAGAGGTTGGTGGCGAAAGATTTAAAAATCTTACTTGGGAAGATTACTTTAAGCAGTGGGAAAAAGACAGCGGAACTGGTTTAGAAATTAGAGCAGCAGCTATAGATGCGTTTAAAAATGTTCGTTGGAAAGCAATGTTAGATGAAATCGATCAGCGTCTTGCTGAAAACAAAGAATCTAACGACGCTGAAGTCATGTCTTTAGAGATGCAGAAAGAAGCTATCGAACAAACAATGAAGATGCTTGCTCGTATTATTGATGCTACTAACGAAGGAAGACCTACGGACGCTGCTAAGAGATTAGAATTAGTTACTGAAAGCCGTAACGTGGTTAATACGGGTAGTATGCCCGGACTCTTAGGCGCACTTCCTCAGACTACTACTCGTAGGTTTGAAGGCGCACCTATTCCAATTCTTAGAATGGCACAGCTTGAACAAACTGCTGAAGTTAAACAGTTAAGATCGTTAGAAAGAGGCGCACAGCAGGCTGATACAACCAAAGCAGTATTCAGTGATGCTGAGTTATCTCGTCCTCTTAGTCCTGAAGATCTTGCTGACGTTCAGACTTACAAGGGATCTATGTATGATGTCCCCTTAGCTTCTAAGCCTATTTACGGTTTGCAGGATAGTCCATCACCATTTATTGCAGCAGAGTTATTACAAGCTGAATTAACTAACTTTGCTAATCAGGTAGGGGGAGTAGCTAAAAAATATCTTAGTGAGGGTAATTTCTTTAAACTCTATAATACACATAGGCATTATGTTGCCGCCCAAGAAGCGATGAAAGCTGATACTGTTTATCGTGATATTGCTAAAAGCTTGTCAGAAAAACGTGAACAGCTTCTAAAGGATCGCCCGACATCTGATGCTTTGGATACGGAGTCTTTTCTTAATCAGTCGGAAGACTATGTTAATCTTAAGTTAGAATTAGACAAAGCACAAGATAATGCTCTTATGGTTAGAAACGAAGTTTTAGCTATTGATGGATCATGGGCTAAAGACGTAGAAGAAAGAGCTTGGTCTATTATGTCTATGTCAGGAGAAACGTTAGAAACTGTATCTAACGGAAGAACTTGGGGAGAAGCCGTTAATAAAACGGCATTAGATAACCAACGATCTGGTAACATGATTGCATGGTTAGCCCCTCCTGCTAAAACTCCGGGTGAGGTAATTCTTGATGGTAGTAATACTGCAAAACTTCGTTATGAAGATAAATCAGAAACAGCTATGTTACCGCGTTCTGCACACTCTGTAGATGCATCGGCTGGTTTGTACATGAGTAACTATATTCAAGTTACTGGTTGGTTTGAAGGACTTAAAAGCATCCTTAAAAGAGAGCCTACTAGTAGAGAGATTACTGTTTTTGCTCGATGGGCAGACGCTAAAGCACGTTTTGATGTTGATGAACAGAATAAACTTTTATCTAATTTTGGAAAAGAAATTGCTCCCTATAAAGATTTAACTGAAAAACAATTAACAGATATTATGGGTAGGGGGCAGGATATTGCTGCTCAAAACTTTAGAGACGCTAACAACGCAATAGCCTATATGGCTAAACCCGTAATTAGAGAACAAGTTAAAGAATCCCTCAAAGCCCAACTTGGAGATGATTTTGAAGCTAAAGTTGCAGAAAGAACCGGCGGGTTAACTCTTGAAGAATTAATGAATTTTAAACGAAAGTTAACTGACGAAAACACTACAATCTTTGTAAACCCCTTGGGAGTTGTTATTGCTCCTCACAAGGTAGTTGGAGATGGTATTGTTAATCTGACTATGCAAGAAAGAGTTTTAGCTTTACAGGGAATTCAAAATCAAACTGTTGTTGATCGCATGAGACTAGCTACAATGTTTGATAGAAAACTTCCTATGAACTCAGAGCTTTCATCTCGAATGGGTGGATACGATCCGTTTACTAAGTTTAATGGAATGACTATTGATAAAGCCAGAAGGAACGCTGCTGTATTAACCGATGCCTTAGAAGTTTTACAGGGAAGAAGATCTACAGAAAAACTCAGTGTTGCTATTGATAGACGTAACGTTGTTAGAAGAGGTACTTTAACTGAAGCTCCCATGAAGTTTGTTAAATTTTCTGATGAAATAAACGAAGAAGGAGCTAAAGACGCTAGGATGTTGTTAGCAGAAAATACTTTAGAAATGCTTCCTTTATCTGAAGACTCATTAAAGAAAATTAATGCTCTTAGAAATACTTTTGATCCTTACGACGAAGCTGACTGGGCTAACGGTATTCAAGTTGCTATGATGGTTAGTAAAGACTCCGCTTATAACGTGTTTAAACAAAGAGTATTAGCTGAAGAAAGACTTTCAGCTAGGTCTAGAGATTCTAACCCAGACGAGTTTAATAAACAGTTTGATGCACGGTGGGAAAAAGTTAAACCAATTGTTGACGAGTTAAGAAATGAATTAAATATTCTTAATAGAGATAGCGACGTTGTTTCTAATTTCTTAAACAGAAACGATGTCTTCTTTGGTGAAACAGCTATTGATTCTACTACCCATGAAACTTTTAACAGTCTGTATTCTCAGAAAATTAAGATTGAGCAAGCTGTTCAAATGGAATTATTGAATAGAACTCTTGTTCCTGATAACACTTCGTTTGACCGAGAAGTTCAGTTTATTAAACCAATGGCTGATCTAAATGGTATTATCCCTAGATCTGACGGTACTCAACTTAAGCCTAACACTATTGATGCTCGTATTCAGGATTACCCAAAAACAGACGGTCACTTGATGTTAACGCATCGTTTAGATACGTTTGTTAATACTGGTATTTTAAATAAAGATCAAGCGTCTGTTCTTAAATTAGCTTTTTGGAATTATGATACTGAAGCATTAGGTAAGATTTTTGACCCAATGAAAACAGATAGTCCTTTACGATTTGATGTTCTTGATGGTGTCGATTATATGGGTAAATACGAACAACTTAATAAAGCATTTACAGATGGAGTTGTACACAGAATTGGGCTTCTAAGAAATATGTCAAGTAAATTTGATGATCCTAGTTCTTTAGGTCCGGCTGCTGTTGTTCTTGAAGAAATTGGACATGCTCTGGGTCATAAATTAGATTCTGATACTCAGATTAACTTTATTGAACGTGTTAAGAAAATTGAGATGGCTACAATTGAAGAAGCTGAAAAACTTCTTTATGGCGAAGGTGGTCCAAAGAATAAAAAACGTCTTGAACAATTAAGAGAAGATTTTAGACGTATTAAAGATATGGAAATTCCAGAAAACGCTGCCAAACGTACTGAGTTGTTTGGTGCTATGTTTGCTCTTAGTGGCTTACATAAAGCTAAAAATCAGTGGGATACTATTACTGACGGTGCTGCAACACAGACCGCTTTGTCTGACGCTCACTCTATTATTAAAAGTCTTGGTAAATTAGCTGATATTTCTGGCGTTGATGCTGATACCTTAAACGGTAAAAGCTTATTTACTGGTGTTGAAGAAACAATAAGATCTTCTATTAACTTAGACGTTAGATTAAACAAAAGATCTCAGCCAACAGATGAAAACCGTTTAGACGAAAACCACGGGCCTCGACATGTTGATGTTGATGTTGCAAAACGAAACGAAGACATTAGAAGAGCTAAGGTTGAAAAAGAAACTGACGATCTTATTGAACAAATCAGAGATCCAAGAACAGGTCAAGTTGATATTTCTCTTCTCGGTAACGCTGACAAAATGAGTGTTACTGTAAGAGATACGATTATTCTTCGTGTTATGGAAGACCACGTTAAACGATCTACTTCAGGATCAAGAGTTGATACGCCTTTTTCTTCTTACCTGTCTGCAATGGCCTTTGGTAAATTAACTCCTAATCAAGTAGCTAGATACGGTGAGCTATTGTCTAGCCCGTTTGGTATGAGGCAGTTTGCTTTTGCTACTGATGGTGAAATTCCGTTAACTGCCGCAGTTGAGCATTTGTTTAACGGTGCTGATTCTCAAAGTTACTTTACTACTGGTGCTTTCCAAGACGCTATGCCTACAATTCAAGGATTGGGTCTATACTTAAGAGGTGAGTTTGAGAAAGTTATCCCAGCACTTGCTCTTCTTAAAGGACAAAACATGACCAAAGGACCGCTTGGACCTACCGGAGGAGAAACTACTCCGTGGTCCTTGTACTCTACTTTGTGGCGTGAAATGGTTATGGACTATCAAGGTAAAGATAGAGCTAAAGAAGTATTAGTAAACAAGCTTAAATCAATGAAAGATAACGATCCTGATTTTGTTAAATTCTTAGGAAACAAAAAGAAATCAGATGAGTTTTTAGATATTATGGCTGACACTGCTGATTCTTGGGCTAATCCAAAAGAAGGTTTGTGGGCAAGTATTGTAGATTCTATGGTTCAGGCTGGAATGGTTAAAGAATCTAAACGAAACGATTTAATTGCTAATGCTGCTTATCCCATTAAGTTTAAGGACAGTATCTTTAAAAATATGACGGATATTGACGGCGATACTCCTAGAAGAGAACTTAGAAGAGCTATGGTAGACATAGTTAGAGGAAGGATGGAACACTCCGAAGATGTCGATATTGATATTCTTCAAATCGCATTAGCTGACGTATTACCAAGCCCGTCTGAAAGAAGAGGCAAGAATCTTGAAACGTATATTAACAATCTTCCTAACGAAATTCAAGCTTTATTAAAAACTCCTGAAATTAAAGGTAACATTGATGTGTTACTCGGGAAAATTAGAAGGGGAGACATTACTCTTAAAGATTTAGGAGATGACGTAAGAACTAGGTATATGGATACTCTTAAAAGCGATGATTTAGTTGGTAACGAAGATCCTCGTAAAAAAGCAATGCTTCTTGAGTTGTCTGAAGAGTTTAGAAATAAATTAGCTAAATCTCAAAAGACCTCTACTTTAGACTTACAGCCTACAACGGCTGCTGAGTTTGTGGCTAATCGTTATATGAATAACATTGGTTCATCCAGTTATTCGTTTGCTGGTGATGCTTTCTTATCCCCTAAACAACTTTGGGAAGACCCACGTATTGCTAAGTTCTTAGAAGATGATCCTATTTCTCTTTTAGATTCTGTTAAACGAGGTACTGCTGCTCAAGCTTTCGATAGAGCTACTTACAGTAATTACTTTGGTATTAAAGGTTTTGGAATGAAAGATCTTATTGAGCTTTACAAAAAAGCGGCTAATGGCGAAAACACTCACCATGAGTTTAATATGATGTTTATGACTAAAGATATGACTTTAGATGAGCATAAACGAACAATGACTCACGATGAGCGTCAGAAGTTTAAAGCGGGTATTGATCACATTGACAGCATGTACAAATACTCAGTAGGTACTTTATCTACTCTTGATAACCCTCATGCTGCTCCTTTCTTAAGTATTATTAACGTTATTAGTGAGTTAGGTACAGCTTTATCTATCGCCCCTCGTCTTGCTATTGCAACGGCTATCGAAGAAACGCCTATGTCTATCGGCAGCGTTCTTAAAGATAACTTGTTGGGAGCTAAGAGAGAAATGCAAGATGTTCTCGCTATAGCTAAAAGCACTAAAGATATTCATGAAACCTTAGAGGGTTTAGGCCATATTACATCTTCTGTTATGCACCAAGCAGCAGCCCTTGCGGCTAAAATGGGTGATGACGGTTCAGGATCATACGGCGTTACAGATAAAAAGAAAATTAAACAAATCTACAAATTCTTGTCTACTGGTATGAACAAACAGGTTATGGCAGCACGAAGTTTAGGTGCCATGCAGTACGTTCATAGATTAGATAGTATTTTCTCTAATATTGCGGGAGATATCTCAATTAAAGCAGAAGATACAGCTAGAGGCAAGAGCATGTCGTTTATGCGTCAAGGCACTGGAGGTTTCCACGTTAACGCAGATGAAATTTACTTAAGATTACAAGAACAATTTGACGGTGACTTTACTAATATCACTTTAGATGAATTTAAGAAAACAACTAAAGAATTAGGAATTGATGAAGAAATTTCAAGAGATATTTTAGAGGCTGTTAAAATGGGCTTGTTTGAAGAAGACAAATACCAGTTCTTTAGAAACATGTGGGTTGAAAATCGTGAGCAAATTTTAAGAACGGGAGTTCCTTTTGATAAATTACGATTAAAAATTACGGCTGATTACGATCAACACGTAAGAGCAGGTAAAGATGGAGATGCTGTGCGAACTAGAAAACTACAAGCTTTGAACGCTATTAGAGAGCTTGTGTTTACTGCTTCCACTAAGTTTGCTAAACAGCCCTCATTAAGTACTCAGCCTTTAGGGGCTAGAAACGCTGGTGTGTTGGCTACCTTCTTTACACGCCTTACAACCTATGCTTCGTCTTCTGCTAATACCTTAAGAAGAGCTATGTTTGTTGGTCCGTCTACGTTTGCTGCTGCCTTTACTGCTCACATGATTACGGGATGGTTATACTATAAGCTTATTCAGCTTCAGGGTTTCCGTACTATCGAAGAAATGAAGAGAGAATTACAAAAAGACCCAATGGGTGAATTAACTGATGCTGTAATGTCTGTTCCGTTCCTTGGAGCTAACCAAATGGTTATCAGTATGCTTCTTCAGATGATGCGCGGAGAACGACCTGTGAACTCCAAGCCTTACGATATTGCTGCTCTTAATGCGGCTAACACTCTCTTACAGTTACCCGTAAGAGTTACAAAAGCTGTTCAAGATATTATTAACGGTGATTGGGAAAAAGGAACGGCTAACCTTGCCCAAAGAATGCCTGTTCCCCATGCGTGGGCCTTAGCTATTGCTTTAAGAAATGCCGGAGCATTTGAAAAGGACGTTCAAATTGGTAGGCTTAGTCCTAAGTATAGAGGACAACTTAAACCACAGCCTATCCAACCTCCTGCTAGATCTGAAGTTACTAAGAACCCAATTAATACATCTGTATTAGAACCTCAGGTTGAAGTAGGTAAACCTCAGGTAACTCCTGAGCATACCAACCCAGAGACAGGTATGACAACTCCTTCATCTGTAGAAGAAGACAGAGTTGGAGAACTTTTAAAAGAATTAGAAAGTAAAGGGTTTGAACCAGTGTAAATTAAAAACCCAGTGTATTGTAACTAAAGGTTACTCACTACATATTTTATTTGTTATTTTATAATTAGGGATCACTATAGATAACCGGGGGGATAACTATGGAAGAGATCATTATTACTATTGCAATCAGTATTGCTGGACCCGCTCTGCTGGGTATCTTTGGGCTGATCTGGAGGTTATCCGCCAAGGTGAGCCTTCATGAAAAAATGATTGAAGCACACGACAGGCGTATCAGGGATAACCTGAGCCGCCTTCAGAAACTAGACGATAAACAATACTCTATTGTTAAAAATATTAAAATGTAATTTTACTGGCCCCTTGGGCCGCTGTCAGGAGTCTACCGTGATTAAGTACCTTGTTCTGGCTACGCTTCCGTTGTTACCTATGGATGATACCGATAACGATAATTCAATAATGGACTATCAAATCTATCAGAATGGTCCTCGTACTGTGTACGAAGGGGCTGCTAAACTCAAGTGGGACGAAAACGTAAATGCTTGTGTTGAATACACTTTCGATCTCGTACCGGGGCGGTTGGCGGGATCTGCTATCTCTTCCGATCCGGGTCAACCGATGCTTCCTTTCGATGAGGTCTTGATCTTTGATGATGAGATCTACGTTAGTTGGGAGCGGAACCGCACTGACTTATGGGATACCCCTACGGAGTGCCACCGGAGATTCTACTTTTTTGTTATTAAAACAGAGTTTAATGCTGATGACCTTGGGAAGCTCCTAAGTGACTGGGGACCGCCGAGGCTTATCGATAACCCTTGGCCTGAACCGGACTCGACCTACGTGTCACCTTGGGATCTCAATCTGGATACTGTGGTGGACGGAAAAGACTTAGCGATTCTTTTGGCGGGATGGAAAATCGATTAGGGGGTCGGGAATTTACAGAGGGGTAAATATGAACAACTGTGTTCAGTTTCCCCCCTTACCCCCCGATTCTGAAAGGAATCAAACAATGTCGTATTCATTTGACTGCTTCTGTACTGCGTTCTCTATGCTTGTTCATGCTATTGCTGGTAATAAATCTACCCTTGACGCAAAAGCCGACAAAGAAAAGGCTGCAAAGCTTGCTCTTGAATTCTTTAAGCAAATGGGACTTGATGTTATTACCCCGCTTAATCGAATTCGCGGTGCGGTCAAGCACGAGTTGCTTGGCGGCACGGCTGATTACCTTGTAATCCACTTCCCTACACAGTGGATTTGCATTAAGGGTTATGTCTATAGGGTGACTACCATCTGTGAGGTCCATCAGTATAGGATCGAGAAAGCTCAGGACGCAAGAGACTGGGCTTTCGAGGTTGAGAAGCCTTGGCGATTCCAGACTATTGTTTGGGATGGCGAGACCGGCGAACAAGTTGGCTATGAATTTGAAAGTGACTGCTACGAAGATGTCACTGATATGCAGATGATTACCCAAGCCACCAGTGATTTTGTCGAAGCCGAAGTGCAAGAAATTGTAAAGCAAGTCACTGATGAGGTCGTTGAAGAAGTATGTGATGACCTTCGTCGCGCCGGTATTCTTGACGATGACCGGATGAACTAAACTCGACTGAGCGAGTATAAACAGCCATTAGGCTCAGTGCGTCGGGCTGTACCCATAACTGGGTACGGCTCGGGTTGGATTTTGTTTCCACTATCACTCGATTCTGAAAGGAATCAACTATGATTGGTCACTACGATGCCGTTCGCGTTATTATCCGTGCTCTGTTGCATAAGGAGGACAGGCCGTCTGATGTGCTCCTAGAGATCCTCAATATGGCTATGACACGCCTTGCTGAAGAGCGTGAAGTGGTCTGCGAGGAAGGCCCAATTTGGGCACCCGATGGCATGGACAGACGCTTGTCTGAAATCGAAGACAAGACATACGCGCTTCTTGACTGCATCGAAAAGCTTAAGCAGCCGTACGTTAACAGGGATTTCTGATCACCCACAAGCGTGTCCTCTACCGAGGATACCGCTTGTTTTGTTTTGTTTCCACTATCACCCGTTCTCGAAAGGAGAACACATGGCTTTGTATAGCAAAAAAGAATTGGACAAGTTCAGAGAAATCGCTCGATTCTTCAAGGAATTCGATGTTAGCATTCGATCTGGCTCATCGTCAGAGGCTATCGATGTTGTTATCGGAATGGTCAACCGTGACCGTCCTGTTGTCGAGTCTCTCATTAACCCACGCAATTCATTTGAAATGCAGAGTGACAGTTGCCCTGAGACGGGCATTGTCTACGGCGATCTTTCCTAACCTCGCTCTTGAAAGGAGCAACAACATGGGTGTTTCATTCATGCTCTACCGTACTGACACCGAAGGCAAGCACCAGCCTGTCGAAGGAGAACGCTTCGAGATCCACTGGTCCTACTCCAGTTGGGCCTACTTCAGGGATGGTGTCCTCAACGCCCTGAAGGATGCATACGTTGTGGCCACCAAGGTCCGCAACGATGCTCGTCGGTCGTGGGAGAACGAAGAGAACAAGTCGGACAAGTTCTGGCTTGACAGCTTCGAGGATGCTGCGGCTAACGTCCAGCGTCTTGCTGACCTCAAGACCTACTGGGTTGACGGCGACAACCCTGACGAGCAGGTCGATGCGGTCTGGTCCTTCGACAAGGCCAAGGTGATCGAGTGTCTCTTTGAGGCTCTGGTCATCGACTCTGAGAAGTCGGTGCATCCGTTCGTCGAACGGGACCGTCTCGCGTGGGTGCTGCGTTACCTCACGGTGAACGATGGCGATCACCTTGTGGTTGCCTGAACCCACACTCGTCTGAGCGAGTATAAATAGACGTTAGGCTCAGAGCGGCAGGCCGCACCCTTCACTGGGTGTTGGTCTGCGTCGTGAAAGGAGATCAAGGATGGTCTCAGCTAAGGAAGGCACTTTCCCTTATTGGATGTTTAACCCAGACGGCCCTTGCGGGGGCCAGCCCCTCACGGGGCAGTCTGGGGTACGTGACCCTTCGATCCTTGCGGGTAGTTTCCCCGCAGGGAGTTTCCACTATCATGCTCTCGAAAGGAGCAACCCATGTCTTATTCTGCATCGTTCATGTTCGATCACTGTCGCCTCATCTACAACGTTCAGGGTGAGGACGGCTATCTGTTCAACATCAACACCGTGACTGGCAAGCTGGCTGAGTTCTGCTGGCTGAAGCCCTCCACGGTGGAGTTCGAGGTGAACAACATCAGTGATGATACCGTCGAACTCCAGCGGACCAAGCCGAGAGCCGTGAAGCTCAAGGTCCAGCCTCTCCGCAAGCTGGAGTACTTCTTCAACTGGTGTACCAACGAGCCGCTGCCCTGCGCTGCCCGTGCCATCCACACGCTGCGGAGCAAGAAGGACAGCATTCGCTTCGTTACTGCTGGCCCTGTCGGCGTTCCGGGTGGTCTTCAGGTCTGCTTCCGTCAGTCTCCCGGTCCTGTGACCGAGTGGCAGCCCTTCACGGCTGGCTACGGTGGCGAGTGGCTCCCAATGAAGCTGGAGCACATGTCTCGCACGTTCAACCTGTGGCAGGACCGCATCCTGAAGGAAGCCTTGGCTGACTAATCGGTCTTTGCTGCGGTACGAAGACCGAAGAGCCACGACCGAAGGCCCGAAGTCACTCAAACCGAAGACCGAAGGCCCGAAGACCCGTCCTTGCGGGTAGTTCCACTATCA